TTCGAATCCCATCCCTCGCATTCTGTTTTTCAGAAAGATCAAACAAAAATAATGAAGGATTAAGAGAATTCCGGAAACTCTTTCTTAAATTCAGTAAGATCTTCATTGAAATTTTTTACAAATAGGAGATGTTTACGAGGGACAGAATCAATTTTAATCATATATTTCCCCCCTCGTGGCTGGTCATTAGAATTTTTCATAGTGCGCTGGAAATTATCTTTAGCCCACCGGTTTTTCACACCTTCTTTGAGATCTGCAAGGGTAAAAAAATAGGCATATACTTTACGGATCATGAATGCTTCTTTACGGGGTTGTGGGGGTTTCCCCTCAACCTCCGCTCGGATCTCATAATCGCTGACTTCCCCTTTCATTTCGCTTTGGAATCGCTTGAAATCCCCGGAATCATCCTTAATTACTGCTGCATCCGCAACCAATACTCCGATACCCCCATTCGCTTCGATAATATCGGCGTATTCGTTCACTGCGCCCAAAGCCACAGCACTCATTTCATCAGAACTTAATCGGGCATCCCAGACAAACTGTCCTTTGATAAAATGTCGTTTATGCTCAAGATCAAGAGGTTTAACCATTCCTGATAATTGATCACTGCAAGTTTTCTGTAGAAGGAATTTCAGATAATATCCAGCCCATTCAACTTCACCCCACCCGGGAAATCCAGCCTCCTTCATTTCAATAAGGGCCTCTCGCCCGTCGATACCAGGAACATCCCCGTGGGGGGAGTATCCCCCGGTGGCTCCGACTTCATCGAACAGTGCATCAATAATGATGACTGCTTCTTCTTTAGGACTTGGCAATTTGTTTCACCTCTGATTCTCGCAAAAACGCCCGGTACGCAGATTTATATTTTGTACGGCCTTCTTCCTCAATTTTTCTTAGTCTATCTTCTATGGTAATATAATCTTGCCCTAATGAAACGCCATCAATCCTTTCATCGATAACCGGTGCCAAATTGGTGTTAAGTTCAAATCCGAGATAATGGCGCCAGACACCTTTCGCAACAACGGCAGTAGTTGCCATCCCCATGAAGGGATCGAAAACAAGATCACCTGGTCTTGAACTGAACTCAATGCATCTTCGTATCACATCAGTTGGCAGAGTTGTAGCATTCTTTTTCTCTCCTTTTTTGTATTTCCGTTTGATATCCCAAACGTCGAGAGGATAGTGCTCCATTTTATTGAAGTAGTATTTATTCGAGTTTTTTGCGAGAAGAAGAACATGATAATGGCTTGTGACGAATTTCTTCTTGGTGAATACCCCAAACTGATATTTCCAGATGGCATGGTTGATCGTACTGAGACCAGCCAATCGGGCAGCCCGTAAAACATCTTCCAGATGATTCCACCCACTGAATACATATGCTGACGCATGGGGTTTCATGATACGTTGAAGAGCGGTCATCCAATCTTTTGTGAATGCCCCATAATCTGCATCTATCTCCTGATAGGAATTAATTACCAGATCCCGATCTCTATTGTAGACACTTCCTTTCCCGGAAAAATCAATCCCGAATGGGGGATCCGCAATTCCAAGATCCACGCATTCAGCGGGAAGTTTTTCCATACCAGAAATGCAGTCTTCAAAATAAATTGTATCAAGATTGATTCCTTTATAGGAATGATCTTCATACAATCCACTCGCCTCATCGGGTGTCGGATAGTCTTTTGGACGGAATTTAAAATACGCTAGGTCCGCTTTATATTTTCTTTGAAGCGTATTTTTTGACTCTCCATCTTTTTCAACCATCTCTACTGCCTCCATTTACTTCTGATTGACGTTATGTATTGGGGGAGCTTAATCGTTTCGGTCAAAAAAGTTATTCACATTACATCATCGCATAACATTCATGGCCTAGTTAGGCGTTGGTCACGTCGAGCTGCCACATCGTTCGAATCCCATCCCTCGCATTTTTAGTTCGATTTCTTTTTCAGTTTCTCAATCATTGAGGATACACGTTCTCTGGTAGTCTGCGTGCTCCCGGTATCTTGGGTGATAGTGATATCGACAATATCTCCCTCCCGTGCATCTCCCAGGAACGGTACAGGGAGATTAAATGTTATTGGCTTTTCGTCCTGTGTGATCAGGATTGCAAGATTCCCTTCTATACGGTCAATTGTAGCTTTCAAAATTAACAACTCCGACAGTAACCCTTTACATATGTTCCGGATTTTCTATAATAACCATTCACCCAACATTTACCGGCGGGACAACTCCCGCTCCCACTTGACGAAGTAGTTTTGTACGTTGTAGAGGATGATCCTGATGTCCCACTTTCACATGCCAGACCATCGTTATCTCCATCAAGTCCATGAACATCGCCTTTTCCTTGATTAATACAATAATCATAACACGATTGAGCTTTTGTTTTTGACGCAAAATCTGCACAATTATACCGGTTGGATGAACAATCGCAGGAGGTCGTTCCGCTGACCGTGGTTGTCGTCACAGTTGTATACTGTGCTTTTGCAATTATTGGGATTACGGTCGTGGAGGTGGTCCCTGCGGTTTTCGTCTGACTCGCTGAATAGGTTTCACCATTTGAGGTGACAATGATTGTTCCATCCCTGTCGGTGCGGTATATACCTGAACCAGTCTGCTGCAGGCGCTGAAGCGTTGTCGCTGTCGGATGTCCGTAAGAGTTCCCTGCACCAACCTCGATAATGCTGACCGCGGGGTCTATCTGTAATAATGAGGATGCGCCGGTGTTACTACCGTGGTGCGGTACTTTCAGGATGTCGGCATGATCTGTAATACTGCTGGCGTCACCCATGAAAAGGAATGTGACTTTTCCATAAACGATTTTAAGAACTACTGAGTTCTCGTTTATCTCGTCGGAAAATAATAATGGGGGATTAAGAACGGTAATCGAGACTGAGGGATCCAGGCTGATTGTATCCCCTTTTGCAACAGTCCGGAACGGGATGTTTTTCTTATCTATAAGAATGAGCATATTCTCGTAGGTGCTGGTCGTGTGAGGATATCCACTATCAACGAACTGCTTCACGGTGAATCCATTCAGAACTGTTGACATCCCTCCGATATGATCCTCATGCGGATGTGTTGCCACGACCATATCGATCGTGGATATCCCCCGGCTCCTGAGGTAGTTCGAGACCGTTGATCCGGCATCTGTGGGGCCGGCATCGATGAGCATAGTTTTCCCCGAAGGGAACTGGATAAGCTCGGAATCTCCCTGCCCGACATCGATGAAAGATACTGTCATCTCCCCGCTGGAGGGTGTACCTGTTGACGGTTGCGAGGTCATCAAAGGAGTGGTGATTGTGGGAGTAGACGGAAGCGGCAGGTTGTTTTCGATATTCGTGGAGGATTGCGGTGGGGGTGAACTGCATCCCGATACTAAAAGCAGGAAGATTATTACAAGTGCGCAGAATGCAGGAAATTTCATATGTTGCTAAGAATATTTTAAGACGATTAATTTTTTCATTTGATTAGCTAGAGATTTCGTTTAAGTCTCCTTTTTAATGAGTCTTCCAGAGTTTTTAATGCGGTCCAAATAAGTAAAACAATTGCCACGATTACCGATAGAGTGATTAATACACCTTGCCATAATTCTGGTTTCCATGTGGAACTGAATGCTGAAGAGAAAATTCCAGATATTATACCGGTACAAATGCCGACGATGATGGAAATACTAACATTAATTTTATATTCATCTTGGATCTCTTCAAGTTGTTTTCTTGGAATAAAGCGACCGCAATTTCTGCAATATAAAACATTATTCGGATTCTCCGTGCCACAATGAATACAGAACATTTTCTCTTGTCCTATGCATTGGTCACGTCGAGTTGCCACATTTTCTGAGTGCCGATATCTGCCTTGTTGAACCCTGAAAAAGTGATCCAGTATGTCTGTGGCGTGATAAGGTTGATTGTTATCTCTTTCGATGATCCTGGGCTGCTCTTTGCCTGCAGTAATACCTGATCCATACTCGCTGAAGTCAATACGGCCTTTGCGGGGGACAGACAATACACACGGATTTTGACCTCCCCAGGACGGACCGTTGTGAAGGCGATTTTTCCTTCAGGAGGAAGTTTTGAACTCAGGTGCACAGGTGCGTCCAGTGCACCGGCTGATGTGTCTGTGGTCGGTACTGGTGTTGGTTCCGTGGTTTCTATAGTGGTTGGTATCGGCGGGGTCGTGATGATCGCGGTCGGGGAAACCGATGTCACAATGGGGGCTGCGGTCTGGATGACCGTTGCCGTTGGCGTCACCTGCTGAGGTGCCGCCTGGCTCATACATCCGCAGGTAAGTACGATCGCAATTCCGACAAGGATCAGAGCAGCGACTTGCCACTTTTGCATATCCCACTAATAATATTCTGAGGGGATAATTGTTTCTCCTAATCGATAATATCGCCAAGTGGCCACAGAAGAGAGATTGGCAGGAACCCGTGATAATCATAAACCCGGAAAAGCCGGGTGTTCGTGGAATTGCAGAGTTGGATATCCCCGAAGTATATCTCCCGTGGTAAACCCTTCGTGTAATCTTCGTAATCGTCGTCCAATTCTTCACCCGTCAGATGCGCCCATACTTCCAATATTCCATGGTCGGGGTCGATAAGTCTAAAGGCAATGTATCCCGCATATGCCACCGGATCCCAGAAGTGGATGATGTAATTGGCATACGGGACCCCTGCGGCGGGGCCGATCTTGTTGATGTAGACCCTCACCCCGCTACCATAGAGCTCGTTCGGGGGGACGTCGCTCTCCCCGGTGAGCATCCACGATTCGGGGTCCTCTGCATATCTCACCGATGCGTCGTCCATGTAGACGACTGTGCCTCCGATTCCATATGGAGGGTATGCAGTGGTATGACCGAGCCAGAAAGAATAACTCCGTTGGTAATTTGGGGGAACCGGTAGAATTGCCGTCGAGAGTCGGAACCAATATCCGGTTTTCCATTGCCCGTAGTAGTAGGGCTTCACGTAGTCATCAACGTCCTGACCACCTGAACCAATCCGCGCGAATATCAGCCACGGGTTATCCTGAAATTCGTCGCTTCCTTCTAGACCTTCCGGGAGTAAAATGCACATCCAGATACTTGCTATGGTGGGTTTGAGAACCGTGATGGTGCCGAATTCACGCCCACCGTTAGCGCACACCGAACCATACCTGCCATAGAAACTATTTTTTCCCGTGTGAGAAATGTTCTCTGCAAGGGAAGCGGCTCCGGCCTGTATAGTCCAGTGTGAGCCGATATCGCTGATTTGGCTGGAGAACTGTTCGATTCCCCTCTCGAAGTCACCCTCTGGCAGGAGATTCCCCTGATAACCGAATATCCACATTCTGAGTTTTCCGAGGATGCCGGCCATCGTGACGAACGCCTTCACGTGCAGCGCGATTTTAGAATACTTCCCCTGCCGTTTTCCCCATATCGAGAAATAATGCCATTGGAAAAGCCGTATGGGTCTTCTTGTCACGGTGCCGGGCAGCATTTCTCCCTCTTCGTCATATTGCACCGGCCACGTAGCGAATTTCTCACCAGACCTCGGAGACTTCGGATAATACCGGAAGTCACAATTGAAGTCGAATTCGACCTCATCGTTATTGAGACCGGGTAACCACGTCAGAAGAAACGCGCCCGGGCGATCAGGGTCTTCAATCACCGTGAACGCCCGGCACGGGTCGACATCATCGCTGAATGGGATATTAGAACCTCCGTCCGCTGCCACTACGATGCCCTTCCCCGATATATCGGTAAGGCGGATAACTTTCTGGCCAACCTCAACTTTCGAAGCTGGAAAAATAACACTCTTTCCTGAAAGATCGGTCGAACGTACTACAGGAGTTCCCGCAACCACTTTATTTAGTGGCATCGCTATACCCTTGCCTGAAGAATCAGTGAACCTCAGCGTGGGCTTTCCGGATTCATTCGTCAAGTATTGTCTCCCTCCGCGCCGGTCCGGACCTGTCCACCCGAAGTAATGAGCGTAACCTTTCCCGTGATCTCATCAACCGCAGTCACGATGCCGGTCTCGTTCGCGCCCATCTTGAGAAGTTCGGACCGGGCCATCGCGGCCATCTCCGTCCCTGCGTCCGTGAAGACCCTGGAGAGGTTCAGGTACAAGGCGAAATCAGCATCCAGGACGACCGATACATCCACCTCGTTGATGCTGCCACCTTCGGCATACCTGCGTTTTATTGCAACGATCCGATACGTGTCGTCCGGGATCTCGGTTCCATACCCGGAAAAGATGAGTTTCTGCAGGTACTGGAGGTCCTGGCGCTTGAGGATCGTCATGTTCCAGGTCGTGACCATCTTACGATAGTAATTATAGACGTCTGCACACCGGGTATTGCACTCGGCCTGTGTGGCGAGATCGGGATTGATCTCAAAATAGTCCTTGATGGGTTTCTCATTGCCGCCGAGCACGGCCTTGAACCAGGTGAGATCGAAGCCCTGGCATTTGATCGTGACGCGATTATATTTCTGATCGCCCTTCATGGTCATCTTGATCGGTCTCAGGACGTACTCATTCCCAAGTGCGAAGGTCACCGGGGTCGGAAGGCCGAGTTGTGTATCAATGTCGCCCTGCGGGATGAAGTACCCCGAGAAGATAGCAGACCCGGGATCCCCCCGCAGACGTCCAAGGAATACATAGGACATCCGTTTTGCCACTCTCTCGATGGCCGCGATGATACTCGATCCCTCATCAAAAATGAAGTCGACTGGAGACACACCAGGATCGATGATATTAAAGGGCTCGACCTTCGTCTCCTCCTGCCAGTTCTCAGCTCCAAGGACGGCCCTCACCCAATCGCCGATAGTTCGCGGAGTCGAGGTTATTTCCTCGGAGACATCGATCGAGTTCCCGTCAGCGTAACAGAGCTGCACCCCTCCGACTTCGAGGACCTCCCCGTCGGTGAAGTAACCCTCTGAGGTGTTCAGGGGATCGCCGTGGTGGGGATTCTCGACTTCGAAACATGGAAGTCCGTAATTCTTGACGTAGACGATTTTACCGAAGTCTCCAGTGGTCCCCCCCTGGATGATGTCTCCGACTTTCGGCCATCCGTTTTGTAATTCGGCGAAAACGAAATATTGCCGGAACCGTGTTTGTGAGGCCTGGCTCTCTGCTGAGAGGATCATGCGGTCGGCATCGTTGAGGTTTGCCATCCCGAGATTCCAGATGGGATCATACGCGGGGAAATTCTCGTGATAGTCGGCCTCTCCATAGTTTGCATCTGTAGAGTGGAAGAAACCCACAAAAACAGGATGCATGACCCCGAGATGGTCCGGCAGGCTCACCACGACATCGCTGAAATAGATCCCGCTGTAATACCCGCCCGTCTCAGCGAGCTCGAAGTCGAACGATCCAAGCGCCACTTTGTTCTGCAGGGATTGGGAGATCTCAATATTCGTGCAGAGCTGAGGAAGGCCTGTTTCGATATCGCCCCCGGATGGCGGCAGGAAGATCCGGACTGTGGGGTTGAGAGGGACCAGATAGATCGTGCCCTCCATCACAATACCCGCAGCGAGGGTGGGGGTCTGCGGAACCATCCTGATCGTACCTTCCAGCGTGACATTCGCGTCAATTCCCGCATATGACATGCTCCCTGTGAGATGGAGGGTTGCCGTGTCGAGAATGACACCCTGCCCCGGTTCGAAATATTCCGAGGCTACCGGACGCAACGAGGGGTTATCGGTCATGAACCGCCTGACAAGCATCGATGAGTCGAGCCGGTCCGACGGGCACCTGCGGAACACGGATCCATGATACTGGTGCGGGGGTGGGGCAGGGCCGCAATGGAGCGATCCTTCGATCGTGATCTGTGCCCATAATGTAATCTTCGGGAGTTCCGGCGGTGACAGTTCGGGGGTTATCATCCGGATCGTGGCGGTATCGAGGACCACGGCCTCGTTGATGCCCTTGATGTAGATGAGCCCCGGCACCATCCTGATCGTCCCTTTCATGGCATCCGATACCCAAAACGGGTCGGGGGAGATGATGATCGTGGCGGTATCGAGGGCCACTGCTTCGTTGACGCCCTTGATGTAGATCACACTGGGAGTAATTCTGATTGTCGCTGATGGGAGGGAGATGGTTTTTCCTCCCTCAAAGAACCCCTCCGCTATGTCACTCGAACAGGAGTTGCGATCTTTTCGCAGGAGATCTCCTGACTTAAGCCGGTTGCTGAGACAATGTCTCCAAAGATTCGCGGCCATGGTGGCCGCCTACTTGTCCGCAATTTCCATTCGTATGTATGGCGAACCCGTCGCCGTCGAGTCCGGCTCTATCATGGCATACAGGGCACTGTCTGCGTAGACCTGGGGCATCCCGGTCTTAAGCAGGTCATCGACACGAATCTCGTTCGCAACCTGGATACGTCCTTCCCAGAGTTGACGCAGAACCATGACATTCCATGTTCCGGCAGTCGCTACGGTCCCGCGAACCCGGGTGATCTGCTGGATACCGCAATCCCCTGCAGCCAGTGGGATTCTTGTCGCACGACCGACAATATGCGCCGTTGTGAGCGAGAAGACCCCCGTATCTCCAGCGTTGCCGTCCTGGTCGAGATAGTTAATCTGGACGGACAGGATTCCCGTGTGCGCTGTTACCGCCTCAACCCACAGTTCAAGACCGGCGTAAAACGAACCCGGAACTCTTGCAGCGAAACTTGGTTGTGATGCGAGAGTCGTATCGGCGTTAAACGCATATGCCCCGGCGCAGAATATCCGGTCATAGACGTGTATGTTACAGGCTACCGAGTTCGAATACATGACCCGCGAGAGGTATCCGGTACCTGTCAGCGCCTCGATTCTTGGATATCCATCGCTAGCATCAGTTGGAACAATGCCGTTCGCGGTATTACCCGGAGACAGTACCCCCGGGCCAGGGCTGCCCGCAAGGTCGAAGACAGTGAACGGTGTCGCTGCGACCGCAGTTCTCGATGCCGATTTGAAAATGTCAGGTTTTTGTTTGACCGCGACAATGTAGTCGTCCAGTGTAGAGATTGTCATGATCACACTGCCTGCGCGAGTTTCATGGTCACTTCAAGGGTCTGGGCGGCGGCGACGTTGTAAGTGGCAGGCATCAGGCCCCGCATGAGCATATGCCCTCCGATGGCGAGCTGGTCGAAGATCCCCGCTTCTTCGACGGCAACCGTTGATCCGGTGTTGTTGGTGTAGGTTACGGTCCATACGCTCTTATACGACGATTCATATGAGAGGATCGCCAGTGCCCGGATCATCCCGCTTTCCGTACACTCATTTACGAGTGCGGTATGGTTTGCATCCTCGGCAGTAGTACCTTTTCCGATGGCCATCCATTTCCACGATCCGACCGTGCTCTGGTTCGTGTAACGGGCCTGGTATTCCATGCCGGTGTACGTCACCGTGACAAGGGCAAGGAACGCCCTGATAAACGACTTCAGTTTCATTATGTCTCGTCCTCCGTTCGGATGTCCATCGGCTGGCCATCGGCATCAAGCCGGAATGTGACATTCGTTTTTACATAGTCCTCCTGCATTACCCGGCCATCCACATCCCTGCGGATGACCTTCATCTCAGCGGTTCCTCGTTTTCTTCCTGTGAGCCGGAACCACACGGTCTTAAGTAACGTTCTCAGTCCCATGATCTCTCTCCTCCGGTTTTACCTCAACCGGATTGCCGTCCTTATCTCTCAGGACGACGCCCATTTCTGCGTGTGTCCGAATCCTTCCGTCGTTGTTCATACAGTTTTCCTCACGAAATTTACCTTGTAATCGTACGTGACCGCGCCTGTCACAATGTCACGCCCTTCAGACTCCTTAACCTCTGGTTCACCGGAGATGTAGCAGTTCGTGAAAGCAGTCCCTTCAAAGGTCAGGGTATCAGGCGATCCGATCTTGCCGAGAAGTGCTGTTACGTCCGCCCATGACCCACGGCATCGAACGGTGATGTCCACCCCGTAATTGACCGAGGATTGAACGGAGACTTTGCCACCATGCAGGACTTTCGTCTTGGTAAGAGTCGGGAACTTGCCCTCGAATTTTCCCGCCTCGACGAGTTCGACCGATCCGAATGTTGACGTCATTGGAGGGATTTCACCGCCTTGAGGTTGCGCTGCTGGGAGAGGTCTTTTTCAAGGTCGCGTTTGAAGTCCGTGTAGGTGTATTTTTCCGAGAGGTTCACGGTCCCGATGTTGATGTAATTTCCGGCTTGCGCCTGGGCCGTGTCGTACTGGGAGGTTCCCTTGACCTGGGCGAGCGGGACCCCGGCTTTAATCTCATTGTACCGGGCGGCGGCCTCGTCAACTGCTGTCTGGTCCTCTGCGATCGTGGCCCTGCTGGTACGTTGGCTCTTTTTGCGTGCCGAGGTAAGACTACGGATCTTCGAATAATCCCCGCCGGCTTCGAGGATGTCCTCGTAGTACGAGCGCTCGTCCTCGAACATCTTATTTTTCTCGTCGTTGAGTTTCTTGACCGCAGCCTGTTCGTCCTTGTAGGCATCGGTGAGGGCCGTGACCCTATCTTCCTCGGAATCCAGACCTTCCTGAGGGGCCTTCGCGGTTTTGTCCTTAAGATCTTCGGGGTCTACCCAGGCACCGTTGATGTAAACGGCTCCCTCGAAGTAACCGGACTTCTTGAGCGCGTCCTCGGTCTGCTTGGCCTGCACCCACTGAGCGAGCTCCGTCATGGTCTTCTTGGCACCTTCGAAATCCCGATTCAGGATCTGCCAGGTCGCGACCGATTCTTGCCCCAGGATATGGAAACCACGGGCGGACATGACGAGCGTGTCATTCAGGAACGTGAAGAATCCCATAACGGGAGAATCTCCTGAGAGAGCTCCCCCGATGAGTTCAACCCATTCCTCCGTAGCGGGGAGGAGTTCCATTCCAACGGAACGACCGGTCTTCCCGAGCTTCGCGTTCAGCTTGTCGATCTCGATGCCGATATCATGGGCCTTGTCGATCTCGTCTTCGCTGACGATCGTTGCCGAAGAGGCGGCTGCGGCAGCCTCCTCATAGTCGCGAATCATAGGGGCCATACCCGCCCACCCGCGCCCGAGCGTATCGACCGCGAGGTTGTTCCGTGCCATGGGGTCGTTGATGTTGTGCAGGGCCTTGATGACGTCCATGATGATGGCATAGGTGCCCCGCATGTTGCCGTTGGCGTCCACTGTGGACACCCCGAGCTCCTTGAGCCGGTCCCGCAGCGCCTGACCGGCTGGACCGGCATCCCCGAGCCGCTGCGTCATCATGCGGGCCGATGTAGTGATGGAGTCCAGGGCAACACCTGTCTCAAGCCCTGCTGCCCGAAGCCGCTGGATCTCGTCCGTGGACATGCCGGTCACATCGGACATCTTTTTGATGTTGTCCGCCCAGCTGAGAGCCGCACCGATGGTAGCATCGAAGCCCTGGTTGATGTATGCGATGGCCTGATTGACGGCCTGAGACATGAAGAAGAACTGTTCAGCGATCGATTTCGTGCCGGACTGCGTGGTGCTGACTGCGCTGTTCACGCCGTCTGCGGTCTTATCGACCGCCACGATGCCGTAGGCGATATCGAAGTCGGACATCGCGCCCATACTGCCACCGATTCCCATCTTCACCCTCCTCTTTTCATTTTCGCGTTATACCATGACATCAGGAATCCGCGATCGACCGGATCGAGGTCCCCATACTCTTTGGGCGATTTGAACCCGCAGAAGTGCAGGAAATCACCGTAGTTCTGCCCGGTCTGTGTCTCCGCGAAATAATCGCGCCTGGGCGATCATCTCCTGCCGCTGTGTTGCGGCCTTCGCTTCCTGTGCCCTGAATCCTGCGATGATCCAGAAGAGATCGTCCTGAGAGAATGCATCGGGATTGGCGAGCAGCCATTCCTTCGTGAGGTTCGGGTCCTGGGTGATGGTTGCGACGATGTCATAATCGATCTCGCGGAGCCGGGCCTGTTTCTCGTCCGAGAGGGTGTTCATGACTTCGAGTTCCCGCGTGATCTCGCGGACCCGCCGGATAGACTCCGGGGTCTTCATTGTCATGGTCGCGATCTCGGCATTGAGGGCATCCTGGCGTTCCTCCTCTTCCGGGGAAAGTTTCCGGATGGCTACGAATTCCCTGCGCAGATCCTCAAGGTGATTTTCCTCTTCGCGGGAGAGGGTGACCCGGATGTGGACCACGTCCCCCCCGGGCAACATCAGGGGCTCGAACCGTTTTGCCTGGACCCGCCGCTGCAGCATCGCGATCGTGTCGGCATTCTGGATGTCGAGGTCCTGACACTTCTTGACGAACTTTTGCCGGTTCGGGGCCCCCTTTACGAGGATCTGCTTGAGCTCCGCAACCTTGCCTTTCGGATCTTTCTTAGCGCCGCTCATGCAGTGACCACGTCTACCTGGAGTTCGCTCGGTTTATGCATCGAGACGTCAATACTGACATCAAGGATTTTCTCTGAAGAATCCCATGTGAGACCGCCACTGCTGAACCAACAGTCAGGATGAGTGACGATGATACTCTTACCGTCTTTCTCAACCCCGCCCACAAGATCGAATATCTTTGGGTTCCCTACCGTGTAGGAAGTGTTCCCGGTGATGGACGTCACCGCAAATGTCCCGAGATCGCTTGTTGAGTCGATGGCCCTGATAGTATGGCCGTGGACTTTCTTGTAGACGTGCTGAGAGGTGAACGTAGCACCGATTGCGGATGCAGGGACCTCAATGATCTCGCTGAGTGCATTCCCGTCCGCATCCTCCCCGATAATGGTGATGGTGCCGGCAACGGTGATCGCGTTTGTCTGCAGGGTGTACCGGATCCGTGACGGGGTGGCGATCGTGGGGGTCGTCATATCCTCGTAGTTGTCGGTGGCATCCAGGACGTGCGATGTGGCGAGCAGGGTACCGGCCGTACCAGTAATGGGCGTGTCGTTCAGGGAGTATCCGATGAGCATCGGGGCTTCCGAGTGTCTCATCGCCTTCTTGATCGTGGTCTTTACCGTGAATTTTCCCGGTAAATAGACATCCGAGAAACCAGATGCACAATCATGGGCTACATCCCCACGAGCCCATTTTGTATCATAAAGGATGTCGTATATGGGAACCCCATCGACGACGAGATACCCATCGATACCCTGCAATTCTCCGAAATTGTCGATTGTTACCATGTATTTTTAACCTCCTTTTTAGGTGTCAATCACGCTATACTCGAACGTGTACCGGAGCGCCTTGTGCATCTCCCGGGGTGCGTCCGGGTCGGGTGATAATGGGCTGGTCGTTGACCTCCTCCAGCTTCTGGTGTTCGCTACATTTCCGGGTTTGAAGAGCAACTCATCGATGCGGTCGCAGATGAGGTCCACTTCTACATCGGTTGTCGGTGCGTCCGGGTCGTCCACGGAGGTCCAGAAATCGATCTGGATGGTCGGGGAATTGTCCCGGTGCAGGCTCGTGGCATAAGTGGGGCGGCGTGTGCTGCTCTCGTTGTTCTCGGTGACGGTGAGGCACGGGAGGACCATGTCGTCCGTGCGCCATCCCGGGAAGACGTGGCCTGCAGCGCCGAGCATAGTGGGGCCCTGCAAGGTTGCATCGCCATCCAGGAGCGTGCGGATATCCAGGATGATGGCCGCGATCGTCATTCCTCACCTTCATCCATCATGGTCGGGACGTTCCCGGTCTGCTGACCAAGTCCGCCTGCGAAGAGATCTCCTCCCCATGCCTGCAGGACCCCGATCTCGATCGCATTGGAGAGGATTGCCCGCGTCTCGAGCTGCTTCTCCTTGATGGCGTCCGTCAGGAAGGGCCGGGCCGGCATCTTCTTTGTACCGTCATGGACCCAGTGAGAATAGGACTTGGTATTCCCGATGATGCCCCGGACACTGTTCCCGCTGACCTCGACCCGCGTTCCCATGGAGTCCCGCATATGGACGGGATCCCGGTGCGGGTCATTATCATCGGAGTAGGGGGCCTTTGGATAAGGGGAGGAGCCGGGATCACAGTTCCGGACCGCCCCGCCCTTGACGTTGTAGAGGGCCTGGCGCATGCCTTTCTTGGTGGCGGGCATTGCTGCCTTCTGGACGTTCCTGAGCTTGGTGATGAGCTCGTCAACAGTGAGGATCCGGGTCATGTCAGCCCCCACGGAGTTTCTGCAGCAATGGCCAAACCCAGGTGATGAACGTCATTATCGCGGACGTCACCACAATCACGATGGATACGATCCCGAGGATGTTTCCCACCCGGCCGAGGCCGTTGTCGATCCATGAACCGACTGCTTTCTCCCCGTCATGCTGGCTTACAAGAGGTTTGATCTTCTCGTCCTGCCCGTCGATCCGGCTGTTGAAGATGATGGCTTGTGCATCGATCTCGGATTCGATTTTCTTTTCGATTTCCTTACGGCAACCCCTGCAGTTCTCGTCCCCCTTCTCGAGAGAGTTCTTGAGATCGCGGATCTCTCGGCCGAGGCTGCCCTCCATCCGGTCGATTCGCTTATCGGTCTGTTCCATGGCCACCCGGAGGCCTCCGATCGCCAGCAGGACCGCATCTTCGTTCATAGGGTGATCTCCTCCTTGGTGAGTTCTGCCTCGAAGTGGTTGGTGTTGGCGGCACCGGTCCGGGGATAAAATTTCGAGATGGAATATGTGCCGGCATGCTGCGTCTCGGTAGTCGTGATGAGGTACTCGGCAGCGGTATCTTTCGTGATGTTGACCGTTGCGGGCAGCATGCACTTGAGCGGCTGCAGCACGGCCCCCCCTGGCATGAGGATCACGATCCCTTTGCCGCCCCCGCCTTCATAGAACCTGCAGGCCACCGCGGCCTGGTCGGTTGCCCAGTAGAAGTAATACCCGCCGCCGGTCTTGGCGGCATCCGTTGATGCGCCGAAAGTGCCCGACCAGGTTGTCGTGGTGAGGGTTTCCCCCGCGGTGAAGGTCCCTACAAGGTCCTGGACCCGGAGGGAGGCTGCCGCGATCGCCACGATGACAGCGGTGGCATGCGAGGTCCCGCCCGTTACGGTCTGACCCACTGCAGCAGTTCCGGTCCCTGAGGTGAACGAGAGGTTCTTCTGCCGGTACCGGCGCTTGATCGTGCAGGTGTGGGCCATGCCCATCATGATGTCAGCTCCTGGAAGGACTCCGGCAGGTCTCCCTGGTCGAGTTTGAAGTCATCCACAATGGCATCGCTGCGCCGGGTGCTCTCGGAATCGGTATATCCTGTCTGCAGGCGACCGAGTTCTTCACGTAGTTTGTCGAATGCCTGGTTGCGGAGGGATATCGCCAGACTCCCCTGATCGGCGACACCGCTCTGTGAGTAATCCCCCGAGGACCATGCGGTCGGGTTTTCCCCGGTGTTGTGGAACCGTTCAGCGACCCTCGATCGCGTGAGGAGAATTGATGCTGCCTTTGCAGCTGTTGCACTCGGCGTCAGGCCGCCACGGGTGAGGAAAAACTGGTTGATCTCGTCATCTGAATCGGAGATCATCGCGGTGAGATCCGCATCCAGTACAGTGGTACCGGTATAAACTTTCACATTCGCTGCGGTGCAGTAGGCCATCGATTACCTCACGTCTTGTAAATCACCATGAACTTCTGCCGGCCTGCTTCCATGAAGGGGACCAGTGCCTGGAACTTTGTGTCGTCGATGGCTTTGACCGCGGTCTGTGCGGTTGCTGCGGTTGCGTAGATATCGCAGTTCTCATTCACCATGAGAACTCACCTCACGCGACCCGGATCACACAGACATAGGCCGTCACAGCTGCATTGGTACTTTTGACTGCCGTGATGCGGAGCGTCCCGCCAGCTGCGATCTCATGGTAGGTTGGGTTTATTGTACCTGCCCGTTTCACCGCATTGACCGTCGCCGTCTTCGCAATCGTGTCCGTGATGGCATTCGTGCCGTTCTTGAATGTGATCGTATCAGCCGAGGCCGAAGCCGCGATCCCGGTGTTGACGAACCACGCATCGATGACACGGACCTTGTGGGTCATGATGACATCGGTATCTGCGGATGCGTCCGCGATATCCACTCGGATAATCCCGTCAACACCTGCGATCACGTTTGCATTGACAACGGTCCCGAGATTTGCCCCGTCGAGACTTGACAGGAACGAGGCGATCTTCTGGGCAAGAGATCCCGCCATTTCACGGAACCCTTTTGCTGTAATTTCAGTCACTTGTTTTCCTCCTGATTTTTTTGTACTGGAGATAGAGTCCCTCAAAAAAGAGGGGTGATCAGAAACCGGTGCTCTTGTAGAGACCGGCGTATGACTGGGTCACGACAGGCTTGCTCTCGTCCCAGAACTTGAGGATCGTATCGTGGGTCTTCGGGTCCTCAAGCTGTTCGAAGTGGAATCCAAGGTTGACGGCGGTAACGGTCTGTTTCTGACCGTCGACGATGGCCTCATACTGGACCTCTTCCTTGGAGAACTTCGGGTCGATGTAGTAGTGGAGCTCGACGCCCTTGTTGTTCCGGTCAAGGCCGAGGAAACTGCCTAGAGTCAGGCCCGACTTGACCTTCCAGAGATCGCTGTCGACAACCGGGATAGTGATCTGGTCCTTCTTGATGGACGGGACACCGTACATCAGGCGCTGTTTTGCTTCATTGACATCGACGCTGGTCAGGTAGCGTTTCATCCCATACCAGCTGTTTTTGTGAACGAATGCATCCGTCATCGAGAAGGCATAATCTTCGCGATCGAATTCAGATTCGAGAACGATCATGTCGTCGACCGGGGTTGCGCCTTCCGATCCGGTTCCCTGCCATGGTTTTGTGGGGGTCATCGTTGCCGTTGCGAATCCGGCTTTCATGGCCGTGAGGATGTTGTTGTTGAGATACCGGGCCATCCAGAAACCGGCAAATCTATATGCCTTCTGAACTTCACTGATACCCGGGGCCTCTTCCCGGATGATGTTCCGGGGAATACGGACTGAGAAACCCTTGCTTTCAGTCATGCCCGACCCGATGGTGGGACGGCTCATGTCGATCTCAGGGAAGTCTCCGCCGATCTGGATGTGGGCCGGCTGTTTCTTCTTGGGATCGGAATCCTTCCCGACATTGTCGTAGCGGTAGATGAATGCCGCATGGTCGTCCTTGACGGGCTCAACAAACTGCGACCAGATCAGGAACGGTTCGGCCCGCTGATAGATCAAACGGAGTGCGGTTCCCTGCTGGAGATAGAAGTCAAGATTGCCTTCCATGGTCATCAGGCCCCCGTTGCTGCGGTCAGCAGTCCATACACGAGGCAGAGCACCGTGTAGAGATCACCATCGGTTCCTGCAGGCGCATAGTGGAGCGGGATCACACCGGTACCTCCGCTGGTTACGCTGTCGAAGAAGTACCCGTCGTTTCCACTGGTGTACATCTTGGTGATGTTTGCCTGGAGAGTTGCCCCGACACCGGGCACGCAAGCATGGGTGCCGTCGCACATGACCTGTGCAGCGACGATCTTTCCCGGGATGTGGAATTCGACCAGGGCCGTGCGGTAATACTTACCAGCGAGCCTCAGCGTGAGTGATGCCGCAGATGCCGTTGTGGGCGGCTCGGTGTTCCACTTGGGTTTGGAAACGATGGTGCCGAAAACAAGGACCTCGCCATTCACAGCCCGTTCCACGATCGGCATCCCTTCCGTTCCCACGAAAGTGTTCAGCACATCGTTCGAAAGCGCGATGGCCTGTCCCTCTTCGAGACTGGATACAGAGGGGTTGATTGCAACCCTCATTGTTAATCCTTCAGGCCCGAATGCGCCATCCGAAACAGTCGGTGCACCTTCATCGAGGATGCACTCAATGGTCGGGCCGGTCCCTTTGTAGTTCCCGGCGATAGTTGACTGATTATCCGTCATTTTCCTTTAGCCTCCTCAGTGGAGTGTCCCGGGTACCGCCCGGCCGGAGGTCGCCTTCAGGACGCGGTCGATTTCCGCAGCCTCGTTTTTCTTTGCATCGGGGCCGCTCACATGGGCCGATCCCTCTTCGCCTTTCTGCGGGGCGTTCTTCCAGGATGCGACTTTTGCCGCAAACTTGAGGGGTTCCTCTATGCTCATCTTCTGGAGCTTGACCTCGTCTGCGGGGTCCTTGATCTCGCCGGGTGGGATCACGTTCTTTTTCAGATCTTCCCATTCCGCGTCGAATTTCGACTTCTGTACCTGCGCCTTCTCGGCTGCTAGGTCGTCCCGCTCCTTCTGGAGCTGGGCGATCTGTGCGTCCTTTGCCGTGATGGCGTCGTCCTTCTGTTTCTGTGCAGCTGCTGCTGCAACCTCTTCAGGTGTTGGTGCCATTTTTGGTTCCTGTTTCTTATTCCTCTTGACGATGGCGTCAAGGTCCTCTGCAGTCATATTGAGGAAGACGTTGTTCGCTTCCTTCACGACGTAAGCCTGCTCGACTTCAACAGGGTCCGAGAACGCGATCGCTCCATCATCACCGATGGTGTAACCGGTCGCGTAGTACTGCATGGTGTCCGGGTGTTGCCAGATCACCTTGTCCGGTAGGGTCATGACGGTCCATACGGGCCGGTCTTCCCCGTTCGGGTACTTCAGGCCGATCTCTTTCGAGAGGCTCTGCCGGACGAGTTCGATCTGTCCTTCAAGAGACTCGCCGTCCGGCTCGTTCATTGTCCCTTGTTTCACGATGGTCCCACTGTTTTTCTTCGAGTCCGTTTCTGCGGGCGTATCGACCCCGCCAGCCATGCTTTCGAAGAATGAATGGATGCCATCAAGGATTTCCTTCAGGCGCGCCTGGTTCTTCGTTGACATGACTTTCCCGATGTTGGTGTGCGAATTGCCTTTCACATCGTCTACCTCATTTTTGCTCAGTACCACCGCCATGCGGTCAAGTGGCTGGTCCCGTTCGGTCTCCTCGAATTCGAGGATGTGGTTCGGGATCACGGTGCCGGTCAGCTTCTCGCCATCATCGGGACAGATGAGGCCCGAGGAATGCGAGAGCCTGCCCTCTGCAAGAAGTTTGAGCGCGATCGGGACCGCTTCCTGGGACTTCATGAGCTGGTCCTCAGTGATGAGGCCCTGCCCGAACATCCGGATCGCGGTCTCGTCGGTGTAGTTCTTGGTCACGATCAGTTTCGGGTGGCCTGTATCCTCGATGAACGGATCGCTGGCTTCGCCAATGATCGCGCCGTTGATGCGGTCCAGTTCATCCTGCGTGAATCCCGGATCCTGTCCGAAGTACTTCGCACCTACCCTGACCCCGAGTTCCCGGGGTTCCGGGTGGATCTGGGCGAAGACAAGGGGCGTGGTGTTCCAGGAGTTGACTGTCGGTTCGAACGGTTCCTTTCCGAAGAAGAGTTTGCCTACTTTCCGATCAAGCCCATGCAGGATCGCCTTGTGCGATTCGGCGGTTGTTTTAGAACAGTGAACGGTCGGGCCGAGTCGGCACTTGCCGTTCGGACACGCTTTAACGGCCTTGTTGAGGTGGACTTTTCCGCCCGCGAGGTCCGTCTGTTGCGTAAAAGAGCCGATGGGCATAGTACTATTGGTGCGGAATTGCAATATAGGGACAACTCAAATCCCCCACCCAAAACCATATATGGCGTATATACAATATACGATCATGGAAAACAAACCTCGGGGGTTGGAGAAAGAGGTCTGGATTATCGTCCGGGCGGGTGAGATCGTCGATGCGGTCCTCACTAATGAGGAGGTGGCGGACTTCCTGGCGCTTGATGGTGATGAGGTAATTCCATATACGATTAAAATTTAAGGTATTTTTATGACTGAAGATGAGGTTTCCAGTATCCGGTTGAAGAAAGGAACGAAGGCCCTGCTCGAAGAGGAACGGCACGGCAGGGAAACGGACGACAACCTGATCCAGCGGCTGCTTAAGGAGCTGCAAGAATACCGGAGGCGGTGCGGGTAATGGATATAATTACATGCGAAAAATGCAGACATCAGTTCGGGGCGCCGACGGCTGCGGTAGCTGTTTGCCCAGTCTGTGGGACGGAACAATGGGAACGGGAGGGAATTAACCCGCCTTCACTTTCTGCAAAATCGCCCGCATTGCAATAAAACTCATCTGGTCCTGCGATATCCCTTTTTCCCGCGCCATTTCCAGCACAAAGGCCGGGAGTTCAAGGATCAGCGGGGCGCCGGTCCTCCGGGCGCGGCGGATGAACTTCTTGACCGTATCCCTCTTTCGGAATCCTCCGTTGATACTCTTGAATTCCTGCCCGAGATCGTACGCGATGCGTGCAGGGCCGTCCTTGAGATGCTCCAGGATGTATTCCTTCTCCTCGGGCGCGAGGGGAGTACCGGACGTCACTCTGCAGATACCTCCGGTACCCTGATGTGGGGGATCCACGTACCGCGACAATTGGGATGCATCTTTGCATCGACCTGATCGGCTTCTTCCCGGGTGAATATCTGCCCGTCGAGTTCTCCGCAGCCGGTGAAGTGGCGGCTGCCGATATCGATCTCAAATTCCGTGCAGGTCCGCTCATCGATGGCTTCGACCCGTTCATATTCCTCGATACCGGCTGCATCATACTGGTCCTTGACACCCAGGTTCACCGCTTTCATGGTCTCGGTGCGGACCATGGTCAAGGCCCGGGAGATACCCACGCCATCAACGGCCTTGACGATACCCCGGGTGATCTCCCCGTACTTGGTCTCGTTCAGGACCCCATCCGCGATGATACTGCGGATCCGCTGGTTGGTGGCGTCCGTGATGCCCTTGAATTCGCCCTTATCCTTCTCGATCAGGATCTTAAGTTTTCTCCATTCTACCTGCCGGATATTGAGTGGGGCACCGAGCAGGATCCCGAATGGCCTGAGCTGGATATCCCCGTGTTTCTTGCCGTGGAGATATGCCCCTTTTGTCTCGTCCCAGATGATCTCGGAGGCCGGCTCGATCAGTTCTTCCCGGGTGAGTTTCTCCATCTTCTTTGAGAATGCCCCGATGTCGATCGTATAGGTTCTTGCGGACGTGGCCTTCTGGAGCTTGACCGCATCTGCATCCCGGGTGAGTTCCTGGAGGAGGGCCTTCTTGTAATTCTCGAAGAGTCCTGCGAGTTGCTCTTCATATCCCGCGACCCGGGTCTCTGCCTGCGTGGGGTCGGCCTGCAGCTCTTTGGAAAGATGATCGAGGGCGGAGGAGGTCATTCCGGGGGGCTCCTCGATCTCAAGGGGCACCAGTTAGGGCGGGGGATTGCGCGGAAATCCTCTTCCCGGAAGGGGATTTCGCGCATGTTGGCCTTCCCGCAATGGCAGGTTATCCAGTTCATGGGATTATGATCCCGATCGGAGTGGACCTGCTTATAGAAGCCGAGAGCCTCCGGGCAGCAGAAGTATTCGTCCCAACGGGGATCCCATGGGAATATATCCACCCATGGATCGACCCATGCCCCCTCGATGAAGACCATTATACCCCTTCCTCGATCCCGAGCGTTGCCTGGATGACTTTCTGCACCTGGCTCTTCCCGCCTTTGAAGGGAGCGTATGGGTCCAGGGGATTGGCGGCGATGACCTTTGCCACGGCCTCGGCCTTCTGCAGCTGTGGGTTGAACTGTTGCGGTTTCGACTGCTGCGTGTATGCGAGGAGGTCCGCGATACCTTTGTCATCGAGATCCGAGATATCGATACCGGCCTGTTGCGGGAGGGCCGCCCTGAGCAGGGCCCGCTTCTCGTTCGGTAGTAAGGTACCTTCCCTGCTGCCGCTGTCGTGGATCTTGACGTAGAGTTCGGACTTGTCGACAGTCGGGGCGGGGATCTCGGCAACAATGCGGAATCCCTTGTCATAATAATTGTTGTAAACCAGATACGGGGTGAGTAACCTCCGGATGTATGCCTCCAGCCAGCGGTGCGTGCCTGCGATGAAGGACATATAGAGATCGTATTCGGGCCCGGAGGATCCGCCGATCAGAGTTCCTCCGTCTTTCTGGATCAGGCCGGCGGGGGTGAAGAACTGCCGGATCTCCATGCCGAGCTGGGTGATGGTCTCTAGCGCGGACCCGCTCTCAGTGATGCCGAGGCGCTCGATGGTCATGTTGGGCCGGAGCTGGTACCGGTTGATAGATGAGACGTTGTTCATGAGGTTCTGGGCGAACTTCTTGTCATCACCGGTCGGATCCATGACTTTCAGGAACCAGATGCCACCGCTGCCGTACTGGTTGACCTTCTGCATCTGCCGCATCCAGGAGTATGTGAGCATTTTCACGAATGGAAAAATCGGCACGATCGCGGGGCTGCCACCGATACCACTCTTGATCGGGTCCGTGAGGACCTCCACGTTCCTAAGCTGGATGATTTTGCCCTTCTCGTTTGTCTGCCAGTATTCGGGCTCCTGTGTCTTGTCGTTGACCATGATGCCCGGCAGAATCTTGTTGTAAACGTATGAGACGGACGTGCCCCTGTTGGCGAAACCCCACGGTTCCAGCCGCTTGAGTTTCTTCATGCGGAACTCGGATCCCTCGTAATCCCAGTACGGGTTATAGAGGGCGGGACCCCACTCGGCAGTGTCACGCCATGCCCGCTGGATCGCGAAGTTCAGCGCAATGCTGTCTTCCTGAACCATATCGTCGATGATCGAAGTCAGGTCCGGATCCACCTCTTTGGTCTTGAGGTTCTTGACCGAAACCTTCGGGTCGTGTTGGAAGAGGATTCGCTGCTGTTTGGTAAGGCCCTCCTCGATAGTCTTGTTCTCGATGATTTTGCTGATCGAATTGACGTCCATTTTCGGGGCCTTGAATGATGTGCCCCCGGGCGCGAAGTAGTAGGTCGTGCCCTCCTCTGGTTTGTCGGATTTTTTTGTTGCCATTTTCCCTCCGTTCAGAATAAGTCTCCGAGCTCGTCATCCCCAAAGAAGGAGGAATCATCGGAGCCCATACCGAAATCGTCTGACTGTATTGCGGTGGCGACGGCTTCTTCTGCGGTCGGTTCGTTCGTAGGATCCCGGAGGCCCTTTGCCAGTTCGTTGAACGCCCCCGAAAATGAGTCGGGGATATCGTCGTGTTTGCCGTCGGGAAACACTTCAATCTCTGCGAAAAACAGATCGTTCCAGGGGGCACGGCGGACCTTGATCAGGCCGTTATATGCTGCCCTGGATGCCGGGACCGCCCGGGCCTGCTTTGAGCCGGATGAGGGTACCCCCATATAATCCGACCCTCGGAACTGATCGCGGGCGTTCAGGAAGATAACCGTCTTGCCGCTGGCCCCGCCTTCCTGCTCTTCCCTGACCTTGACATCAGGGCCATCCTGTGCTGTGATACGTTTACGAGCGGCCTCTGTTTCCCCCGGATTGTCCCGGATACGGTAAACGTCGAGGATGTAGTACATACCTCCGACAGTACACATTTTGAACCCGGAAGTCCAGTCGGGTTCTCTACTTTTCTTACTCTTCCGGGTGGCTGCCATATCCCAATATCGCACAGTGGCACCCCCCTTCGGGATGTCTTTGTCATCCAATACGTCAAACCACTCTCGCTTGAAGACCGTGCCGGCCTCCATACGGATCTTCCAGTTGCCCGCGAGCAGCCGTTCCTGTTCCACGTATGACAGCGCCTGCAGGTTGCCACGATATTCGGGATTGATGGTTTCAAGGATCGGGTTATCGCTGAGCTTGGCCGGGATGAACGTGACACTCTTTGGCTGCCTGCCGGGGTATTTCTCTTTCAGTTCCTCGGCAGTGTCTGCCCAGACGAGCATGTCATTGTCACGGATGAACCACCGGATCACTCCGGACCTGCTCTCGATTGGGTACCCGGTCTTCGGGTCGATCCACCACGAGATGAATCCCGTTCCCCACTCGCCTTTCCCACCTTGGCCTTTGACGAGCCAGGAATCTGCGTCCGGGTTGGCGGTCGCCCTGATGCATGGGCGGATCCCGCAGGTGGACCTGTTCCGGCTCATCATGTAGAAGAACTGATATTCGGTGAAATGCTCGAGCTGGTCGAATCCGATATAACAGATCTGGGCCCCATCAAAGGCCTGGCAGGTCTTCTCGTACTGCAGGTGATCGAAGTGGATCCGGTTGTTGAACGGCGGGAATGTCCAGTCGATCTTCGGAGATTCCCTTACCTCGGCTCCTTGAGATGGATAGATATCCCGGCTTTCATCCAGGAGGCCGCCCTCATTGGTGATCTGCGGGGTCTCCCTCCGGAAGATGACGGCTCCGAACCCCGGGACTGTTGTGATATGGCGGAGAGGATCGATGAGCAGGCCGAACGTCTTGCCACCGCCGGCTGCACCTCCGTAAATAACGATATCCGCAGGTGAGGATAGGAATTTTTCCTGTGGTCCCGGCTGGGCTTTAATGATTCGCGCCGTGATTCGCGCCGGCTTTTGCTTTTTTGTCTCTGCCATTGTCAGGGAGTATTATAATCGTCGATTCCAGCGGGGCACCGTCGGCCCCGGTGTGTTCAAGACTCGCTTTATTCTTCCAGTTCTGCGGATCGCGGTTTGGTAACCAGAGCGCGATCGCGGCCACGTCCGGCAGGATCAACTTCTCAGTAACCTCCTTGCGGAGCGTCCCGTCGGGGTTCTGAGTGACCTTCTTCTCGGTATTCGGGCCCCCTATACAACGCGAATAGAGGGCCTTTACGACCCGGGCATTGGCGATGGCTTTGCCCCGCTTAACCGTGCTTAGAAATTCTGGATCCTTTTTGCCCCATTCGTGGAGGGTTCTGGTCGAGATCGTAAGCTCGGCTGCGATCTCCTTGTTGGTCTTTCCCAGGACCGCAAGGACCCATGCCATGAGTGGGTGGGTGTCCGGGTCGTATTTGGTCGACCTGCCTGGTTTCTTTGGGGTTTTTACCGGCACATTCTTTTTTATCACCTCTTTTTTATTTTTCTTGGCCGGGACCTTTGCCTTCTTCCCGGACTTCTTCGCGGCTGCCTTCATGCTTTCGCGGCCTCCCATTTATCCGGAAGCGGATAGATTAACCGGTGATGGCAGTGGTTCATTATGAAGAAGACAATCCTTGAGAGACAGCAGGGTTCGCAGCGGTCGTGCTTCATCCGGAGGCCCTGCCGTCTCCGCTCGATACAGATGAGTTCTGCCATGAACGAGGCGTCCATTTCGTCAAGGAATCCCAGGATACGGTCCTCATCGAGATCCATCTCGGGGTGGTTCCGGTAGTGTTCTTCGACCGGGGCGATCCCCTCCTGCCAGTTCAGGGGGATGTTGAGTGTGATCCCATGCCGGCCTTTATCGAAATTCCAGTGCGCGGAATGTCCTGCTTTTGCGAGAGAGATCTTTATGTCGATATCCGGGTTGGTCTCGAGCTGTCTCATGCCTTGATTTTCCTCGCAGTTTTGCCGGTTGCCTGTTCCCACCTGTCGATGATGCCCTGGCAATAGTGCGGATCCAGCTCGTTAGTGTAGCAGACCCGGCCGGTCTGTTCGCATGCCATCAGCGTGGCCCCGAGGCCCCCGAAGGCGTCCTGGACGATATCGCCTTCAATCGAGGAGTTCAGGATCGCCCGGGCCATCAGGGGGATGGGTTTCATAGTCGGGTGTTCGGCGTTCCGTTTCGGTTTCGGGACTTCCCAGACTGTATCCTGGCAGCGACCTCCGAGCCAACGGTGGGCGGCGCCATCTTTCCAGCCGTAGAGGACCGGCTCGTGATCCTTGCTGTCCTTGACGCCTTCCAGGATGGGCTCATGTCGCCAGTGGTAGTCCTGCCGGCCGAGCACGAACTGGTCCTTCACCCAGATGATGCACTGCTTAAGCTGGAATCCGGCTTCCATGAACGATTGCCGGAATGCGATTGTTTCCGTATCGGCATGACAGACATAGATCGGGGCTCCGGGTTTCATTGTGGCATACATGGCCTGGTATGCCTTGAGGAGAAACTGGTAGAAGTCGGAGGCCGCCATATGATCGTTCTTGATCTTCAGCTGCTGCTTGGTCTTGCCCTGGTAATCGACATTGTACGGCGGATCCGTGAGTTCCATCGCTGCAAGGGCGCCGCCCATGAGCCGCTGCAGGTCCTCGAGCTTTGTTGAGTCTCCGCAGAGGAGCTGGTGGGGCCCGAGCTCGAAGAGGTCCCCATACTGGATGTCTGTCGGTCGGATCTTCTCGGGATCGAAGTCATCGTCATGGACGTTCTTCGCTATCTCGACATCATGGATCATCTGGTCAAGTTCCCGCTGAGTGATGGCGAGGTCCTTGATCTCGAAGTCCTTGTCTTCGATCTTGATTTCATCGATCTCCTGCAGGAGGTTTTCGAGGTCCCATCTTGAGCGGGTACCGGTCTGGTTATCTGCAATCCGGTATTCGCGTTTCAGGATCTCGGGCATGCCGATTATTTGAGTGACCTGTGGGACTGCGGTCCAGCCGAGCTTCTGCATCGCCTGGATGACACCCTGGCCGCAGATGATCTCCATATTTTCATCGACAACAACGGAGATCTTGACATAATCGTATTTTTCCAAGGATGTGACGATATCCGGGACTGCTTTTTCCGTTTTATGGATCTTTTTCGGGTACGGGATGAGGTTCGCGATCGGGACTTCCTGCAGTTCTTTCTTTTTCATGAGATCATCGCGCCTCCATGAATCCGCTATCGATGACCTCGAAGTAGTCCGCGGGGAACTGGATCTTGTCATGCAGCATCAGGGCCCCTGACTCCCCCGGGGCCTCTACAGGATCCGGGAGTGCGACGCCATACATGAGTGCCCGGCCGGACTTCCATGCCATGATGACGCTGCATTCCATGCCGGCAATCTTCGAGAGGATCGACAGGCAGCTCATCCGGGTGAACGGGTCCTGGTGAGTCCACCGGTCATCGTGCGTATAGAGTTCGACGACATCTGCCCGGGCCCTTACGCGCTTGATCTTTACCTGGTCGATGTGGGACCAGCCGCCCGGGAATGCGATAAGGGCTTTCATCCGAACACCAGCTTGATCAGCAGCAGGAACGTTCCCACGGACAGGACCAGCTGCACGACCATGATCTTCTCAGCGAGTGGGAGCCGGCTCCAGGTGCCGGGCCGGATCAGGGTCCGGAGGCGGATACCTGGAGGGTGTCTGTCGCGGTATTGCTCGTTATCGTTTTCCATGGAATAGCGGGGGGCGGATTCGAACCGCCGGTCTCGAGCTTATGGGGCTCGCGGGATGGGCCTGGCTTCCCTACCCTGCTGCTGTTCCCTTGCGGGTCCCTGCCTCAAGAGGACGATATTGGTCAATTATCTGTGAAGGAGATACCGGGATGATACAGGGTGTTGAAGATCACGTTTCGTCGGGTGCGTTTCGGGTGCGTTTGCGATGCATTTTCTTCCTATCGGGCCTGTGCATTGTTCCTCTCTCATTCGGCAGGGTGAAGCCCGGCGGAGGGTTTCTGTGAGCCTCCGAGGTAGCTCCCGGGCATGCTTTGAATTGTGATAGAATCCCCACAACCACCTGGACAATAGGCGAACAACCAAGGGAGTCCGGGATTGCAGGGAGATGGGGCAGGGCGGGATGAACCGCACCCTTGCGGGCTTCGCGGACCTTGCCGGATATGCCAGAGGTCCTGTTCCTCCATTCGAGGAATCGAACGCTGCCCCGGTGGTATCCATCAGAAGATACCTTTGAGGATGTCGAGGATTTGCTGTCCGTACGCGGTCCCGGCAGTCAGGCCGCCAACGATGGCAACGAGAACCGGGGTCCAGTTGATCTTGCTGGCGGCGTCGTCGATCTTCCGCCCGGCGCGTCCGGCAATGAGGCCCGTCAGGAAATAATGGCTGTCGTTGTCTGCGGTCGGGCCGGTGCACCAGAAGACGGGGACGGGGGGGATATCGCTGGAGGTTGTAAGATAGAGATACCCGACATATCCTCCGGCCTGGGCTGCATGGATCTCTGAAGAACAATCGGCGATGCCGGTTATTCCGGTGACCTTGGCGATGATCTCGTTGATGCGGTTCTGGAATTCGACATGTCCAAGACCATTATCAGGATCTTTCCGACAGGGTCCGTAATATCCCGGGAGCAGGTCGCACCATTTTCTCGAGACACGGTACCCGTTGGATTCCACCCAGAAATCGCCATCCCAATGGCCCTCTGCGGCATCAGGTACTGATGTTGCGATGATGGTGGGACGATCAGACACCGAGCACCTCCCGGATGATTCCCCGTAGCCAGTAACGGAAACGGGCGAATAGGTGGCGGGCGGTGTGGAGGAGGCCGCCATTACTGATATGATTTGCTCGACGGTAGGGGAGGCAGGCCATATCACTGTCCCCTGAACGGGTGCGGGGTCCGTGGCCGGCAAGCCGGGTTGTACCCCTTGATTTTCCGTTCCTTTGCCCTGCGTTCGCTGCGGTTCATGGGGTCCGGTCACCCCTGCTTGGGTAAAGGGACGTACTTCGCCTCGAAGTCCTTCATCGGGACCCGGACTTCCTTCCCATCCCTCACGAAAAAGTAATTTCCGTCGGGTAGAAGGATGGCATCGACGGTTTCGGGGACCTTGAGCTGGTAGAGCGCCATCAAGCCTCCATGATGATCCTGATCTTCCGGATCACGATCGGGCCGATATGCGGGAACTCGGTCCAGCTGTTGAAGTCACCGGACGGAAGGATCCTGCCGGTCTGGGTGATGATCCGGAGCTGGGCCGCGATCACAAGATCGTGATCCCCGATATCCCGCATGTAGATGTAGTCGGGCAGGTACTCGGTGCGTCGTTCCCAGGTCTTGCGGCCTGTCGGGAGGTCGCCCTGGGAGAGGAGCGGGGCTGTGGGGAATCTGTCCGGGTCCCATGCGACGGCATAGACGGCGCTTACCTTCTCCTTGATCTTGTCCAGGCCCAGGGCCTTGAACAGCATGTTGATCAGGTCCTGCCCGCCGGCTCCGTATGCTTCGAGCTGGCTCTTGGACATCCGGATCACGGGTTCATCCTCTGAGGGGTTGGTCAGGGAATTGAACGGGCTCCCAACGAGCGAGTGCATCCAGATCTTCGGGATGGTGAGAGATACGCCATCTGGGAAGGGGAGATCCGCCGGGTGAATACGGGGATCCGGGATGCTTTCCTTGTTCACTCCGGCCACTGATGGGTCGATCGGTGCATCGACCGGGGCAGTATCAACCGCCGGGGTCGTGGGTGGTTCGCATGAATTACAGTCTGACATGTCAAAATACATCCTCCCCGGACCTTGCCGGGGCGTTATTATGTGAAAAGAGTGCACGGAGAGCGGGGATAAACAACAAACTGGGTTAAGGACGGTGCTGAACGATATGGGACGGTGTGGGGGGGTGATGGACGGTAAAATTGATGATTACCTTTACACTATACTATCACATGGATGACATCGGAAAGGCTATAGCCGGCTTTGTTGCCGGTGTAGGTGAACTGTCGATCGGATTAACATTCTTCGCCGGTGATCTCATCATGAAGGCGCTTAAACCTCTTGCAACTTCTCCAGAAAGCGCATCGGTTATGTCAACTTATGCATCATCAATTGCCATGTTGACGATCGGTTTGATTATCATAAATATCGTCGTCGGTTATTTATTCCCACTATCTTTTTCAATCGGTTTCTTATGTGGCGATTTCCTCATGATTGCATTACTAGCAGGTCCTTTAATGCAAATAGCTCCATCTGTGGTGACTGATATGGTCATTGCCTTGATTGCTGTCCTTGTGGGAATAATATTGAAAATCTACCTTAAGAATCGGGAAGAACAACGAAATCGGCGATATGAAAATTGGTATTAAATTTTAGATTCTGGGTCGCCGGATGGGACCCGATGGAATCCTTTTTTCAGCCAAGCTTCATATTCCTTGCAATGCGGACAGGTCTGCGGATCCTCGGATGTCCAGTTTTCATTCTGTAGATCCATCCGCGGTCCTTGTCCGCATGCCGCCTCTCCATTGATATAGAGATGGACATATTTTGCCTTCTTACTGCGTGATCTACCCCATATATATTCGGTTTCTTCACTCACAGTTCCACCTCTTCCCGACTGAGCGCACGTCCTTCCACCCATGCCTGGACCATCACAATATCTGTCTGGGTCAGGTCCGAGCAGTTCGCGGATCCCTGGATGATCTTGAGCGGGCATACGGCAGTTTTTCCGCAGTCGTATTTCGTGCGGTCGTAGTAGGGGCAGGGGGCGAGAGCGGTTTTCACCATGAGTCCTCCGGGTCAACCATCGACAGCATGAAATTCTCCTTGCATTCCGGAGGCATTTCTCCGGGATCCTTATCACACGAGCAGGAGCTTTCCTCACAATCTGCCGGGCATCCCGCCACCAGCTGCTGTGTTGCGATAAGGGCCCGCCACACTATTTTCTCGAATGGCTCTGCCGGCTGCTCTGCCACGGCAAGGGCGGCGGTTTCCCGGCCACAGACTATCTCAAATCCGAAGGACTTATCGGGAACAAACCCCTGATAATTGCATTTTCCCATTTCACGAGTGCAGGCAATCTCCCCTCCGTTTACCTTCCCATCCGGACAGGTACCGATGGGTGGGAGGTCATCCTGCTGGACACGATCGCCTCCAGCCAGGACTGCCGGATCGGTCCATTTCAGATCTCCGGTATAGAACTGCCGGATCCAATCCCTCGCGATGCCCTGGCCGGCTTCGGTGTTCCATGCCGCTTTCAAGGTTGCCATCATCCCCTCTTCCTGCTCTTTCATGGTATCATGGCGGCAGGACCGGCCCTCGTAGGGTTTGAGATCGAGGATGTGGAGATTGCACCGGTTATTCCTGAGAAAGACACAGGGGGCTTTGGCAATCTCCATCGGAGCAAGATCGTGTTCATGCCCGACCATGGCCGGCCGGAGGGCGAGTATCTTCCCGTATTCCCCTTTCCCCCAATTCAGGGTATCAAGCATCAGGGATCCGCCATACCCACCCAGAATCAATTTCCGGGCCTCCTCCGGGAGCGGCATGCAGGGATAGGTCCGGCACATCTCGATACACTTCTCGCAGGTGCATCCATCGCTCATGGCTCACCTGCCTTGCTCGCCCGGACGAACTTCGGGACCAGCCCGATCGCCTTCAGGAATTCCTCGTTCGTATGTCTCCCGATGCAGCGGTAGTAAAATCGCTTCGGGCCGTCATCCACCTGGACCTCTGCAGCAGCGCCTTTCGCCAGGGCTTCGGCCCGGGTCATCTCAGGAAGGGCCGTGCCGCAGACTACGCAGTGGACCGGATCGGGTTTCATGACCGGCCTCCCTCCATCAGCTGCAGCAGGCTGAAGGATCCCCGCTTGATGGCTGGCAGCTGGTCCTGGACGACTTCCATGATAGTCTTCGAGCCCTCCGGGGACGGGATCGCGAGGTTCGCGAACATCGCCTCATGGAATGTGAGGTAACCGATCTCCAGGTCCGTGAGCTGGGCCTTGATGCGGTTGTAGATGATCCGGCCGCTGACGTCCATGTTGAGTCGTTTCTCCTGCGAGTTCTCGGTGAACGTGATCGGGAAGTCGATCCGGTACTGCAGGCCGTCCTTCTCGAACCCGATCGTGGTGAGCTCGACCTTGCCGATCTTGTCGAGCGTGGCGGTCTGGGAAAAATCGACGATCTTATCACACTTGAATTTCCGCAGCAGGCCTTTGATGTCAGCAACCGAGCGATCGAAGTGGGTCTCGGTCTTCGCGTACGGGAGGCCCGCATGCGCACGGCCGTGAGATTCGCCCCGGCCGGTCCATACGGTGATGATCTTGTGGGTCATCGCCACACCTTCCGGCACTGCATGCTCCACTCAAAAACATAATCCCCGACCGCCACCAGGAACGCGGTCCATGCGGTATCAGCACCGCCATATCTCCAGTGCTCGAAAAGGGCGATCTCGATGCAGAAGGATTCTCGCTCGAAGTGGAGGATCATGCCGGCACCCCCGCTGCCTGCAGGTACGGCTGCAGGTCCTTCTTGAAGATGTACCGGCAGTGATACCCATCGAGCAGGGTCTTCGCATCCTGGACGAACTTTCGCCATTCGGCATCGGTGATATCACTTTCGACGTGGTTGATCTTACCGATGCGGAATTCGTCAACGATCCCGGGTTTTTTGTTACGAACATCGAGCGTCATCTGGATCAGCCGGATCGTCTGTTCCGGATGGATGACGGGCTCCAGTGAGACCCACGTCCGGATTCCTTTCAGATTTGCACCGGTGAGAGCCAGGATCCGCTGATATGGCGGGGCAGCATCCGGCTCAAATTCCCGGCTGTCCGCGGAATTGTCGAAAGTGAGAGTGGTTCCATACCGGCATAGGTCCGGGCGGGATGCCATCAGATCGAAATCTCTGGTGCTGCGCTCCCCGCCCTTGGTGAGGACCGTGAAGTGGATGCCGTAACTGATCAGGATCTCGATCGCCTTCCGGGTCAGCTGCATCTCTTCATCGAGCGGCTGATAAGGATCGGTTGTGAAGCTGAGCAGGACCTCGCGTTTGTCTCCCGCCGTATGCATATCGATGGCGTCCTTTTCCAGCAGCTGCAGAGCGTTCTTCCGGACATAGGGTTTCAGGAAGGCATCCCGCTTGGTGTTGGTACTGCCCGGGGCGAAGCAATACACGCACCCATGGCTGCAGCCACGATACAGGGAGACGGCGAGCTCGGCATACTCCCGGGCCCGGCCTTTGGGCTCGTAGATTATGCGCACGGTTCCACCCCCGGGGCGGTCTGCGGATATCCTGCATAATTGATGTCCTGCAGTTCCTTGTTCAGTTCGTTGATCTCCATATCGAGCATGAAGATCTCGTCATGGTGGCCTTGGATTTCCCCATCTATTTCCTTAAGCCGTCCAATGATCCAATGGCGCCTTTCCTCAGCTGCTGCAGTTGCGAGCATCGACTTTTTCACGCCTTTGCGGGAGAGGTAAAGCCGGGGATAGGCGTATTTCCCGCAGTTCCAGCAGAGGGTTGTGTGGGAATGGTACGCCCCCACATTCAGGGCCTCGCATTCCGGGCAGGTCCACCGAATCTCGATATCGACATCTGGCCGGGTTTTCAGAAAATCGATAACCTGTCCGCGAGTAGTGAGGATGATCTGCTGTTTGACGGCCGCTGTTTCCGTCACCGTTTCGCCTCCTTCTCCTTCTCAAACTCGTTGAGGGTCCGGTCTTTTGCAACGTTGATCTCGAACTCGACCCGGGCACTGGCAAGGCCAACGCTCACGGAGATCTTCCGCTTGCTGCCGAAGGTCTCCTGCAGGTACGTGATGATCTTCCGCTCCATGACGGAGAAGACCTCTTCCAGGCTGTCACCCTGGGCGGAGAGGTTCCAGTCTTTGACCTCGGCTTTCCAGATAAGGCCGTATTCGGCGTCGTCCTCCTGCTTGATAGATACCTTGACCGCGAGGCCGGACATTATTTTGGTCCCCCTGTTTCGATGCGCGGGGCCGTGACATACGATGCGGTATTCCCCATCACTTCGAAATCGAACCGGACCGGGTGATCGATGCCGAGCGAGATCGTCACGTTCTCTGCGTTCTTCATCGGGCCCCTCGTCATTTCCCGCATATAATCCAGTGAGAACAGAGAGATGGCCGTGACCTCGTTCTTCTTGTTGTCCGGGATCGTGCCTTCGATCTCTTTCCGCAGGTCGTCGGTGTCGCCTTCTGCACTCAGCTCCAGCGTTTTACCCTTGATGCTGAGCCGGATCTTGTCGCTGATAATCGACAGGGCCTTGATGGCCTCTGCGAATTCCTTGCCGTTGATGGACAGGGTGCAGGGTAGCTGGAACCCGGGGACGTTCGGGTCCTTTCGGATGGTGTTGCAGTCCAGCGGGCTGATCTTGTAGTCATACCCGCCGCCTGAGATGGTGATCCGGCCGTTTTTCGGGGCGTCGATTGATACCATATCGTCGGGTTTCATGACGCCGATCGCGCCTTTCCATTTCTGGACGTCCATGCCGACCTCGCAGGGTTCGATAGTGAACTCCTTGAACGAGGTGGGCGGCAGGATTGCCTGGACCAGGGCCACGTTCGCTGTGTCCACGGCCCGGGCAACAAATCCATCCTTGGTGATCTTCAGCCTGCATTCCTGGACCATGGCGCTCATGACGGCGCAGTAGGTCCCGAGTTTTTCCTGTTCTTTTCGACTTCTTGCTCGCGCTTTTCTTCACCGGATCGTGGGGGCAGACTTTCATCTCCCGCAGTTTCTGGCCGGTCTCTTTGCACCGGCCCTGATCACGGTCCCCTCCCTGCTTTCTTTCGTCCACGATCGCCTTCTGCCGGCAGGTATCCGGACACCTCGCGATCGAGGGGCGCCCGCCTCCCCGACGTTGGTCTTCCGGATATTCCTTTTCCGGCTTCTTGATCATACTTTTCACCGAGATAAGATCCCTAAGGACCTTCATCCGCTCTCCCTGGGTGAGGCCCTGGACCGGGTTCTCGATTTCCACTCCCGGGAAAATCCGCTCGATGATGTTCTGGTGAATCTTCCCGGCTATGAGGATGATCTTCTTCGCCCTCGTAAGTTCCGGGTCCGATCGCGCCTGCTGATGGACCATTTCGAAAAATTCCGGATCGTCCTTGATGTCTTCGGGCGATACATCGTAATTCTCGATCTCCTCGGCCGTACTTATCCGAGAGGATATACCAGGGGCCCGGGTGCCGTTGCTCTGCGTAATTCTTCGCTGAAGTGAAGAGGGGGCCGGTGTATGCGTCCTGGGCGTAAACGCGGGCCTTGGGTTTCTTCTTCCCATGATTGTCCCAGATCTTGGCCTTCCCGCAGGAGATGATGCAAACGGGCCATCCTTCGGTATCCTCAACGGGCTCGCCATCCATCTTGGCCGAGTGTTCCTCATATTCCTGACAGCCGTTGTTGTCGTCCAGGCATTCGATTTTGCAGTTCTTACAAGGCCCGACGACGTCGTCGGGATCATAGTCCGGATCGGGTCTCTTCTCGATATAGAACGTGACCTTTGAGCCCGCTGGCCTTGTCTCTTCGATTCGTTCCTTTAGGGAGATGGCCTCGTCGTGCGTCTGTGTGCCTTCATACAGCCATTGACCCTTTGCGGGATCGTTCTTCCAGACTTCCCAGAGCCAGTGAGGATTGTTTTTCCGCTTTGCCTCGGTGAGGGCTGCGAACCATTCGGGGGTATCTTTCTTCGGTTTTGACCGGGGTTTTTCTTCATCCTGGACAACGCAGGCTTGTTTCTTACGCTCCTTTGCGGGTTTTATGGCCGGTTTCTCCTCGATAAGGTGCTGCGTCGGGCAGTAGTTCTGATCGGTGAGTTTCTTGCCGGTCTTCGTGCAGATGCCATCCTCCCAGCTCAGGGCGGGGCAATTCCGGATCGTGCTGCACCAGGTGATGTTGGGGATCCGCTCGGCTTTCGAGATCCAGTGCTCGCACGGGTCTCTCGCGGTCTCCTCCATCAGGACCTTGGCGGACTTAGTGCCACCCTTGAACAGCAGCTCACCGAGCCGCGGGCAGCTCTCATGAAAGGTCTTCCGGCCCTTGTGATGGCCACAGGTACCGCAGGTACCGGTCTGCGGGCCACCGGGGCCGGCCGGGTGACGGCCCTGCTCTCCCGAATCCCGCTCCTCCCGGGCCTTGATGATGGCCTTCACTGCATCCAGGCAGCCGGCATAGGGATCGTGCCGCAGACATGATCCGAATTTCTCACATTCCTGACAGGTTTTCGATGTCGTGTGAATGTTATCGCGGGGATCGTCAGGTGATGGGTGTGCCTTTTCCTCAATGAAATGGCATGTGACGTACCGGTCCGTCCCGAGTTTTTCGCACTTCTTTCTGTCCTCCTCAGTGCATTGCTTTTGTTCGCTGCAAGGTGGCCGGATCCTTTTCACCGGAGGATCCGCAGGTTCTGCTGTGGGTTTCGGCTTTGCCTTCCGGGTCTTCTTCGGTTTGTCCTGGCACTCCGGCTCATCGCAGTCCTTGCAGGCCCCGACCTCCGGGCCGCTGCAGGGTACATGAGTATCGCCATCAATGGGATCGAAGTCGAAAAGGGTTGCATTACCGCCCGTGACTGCGGGTTTCTTCTTCGGTTCCCGGCGGGGTTCGGCCTTGCCATTCCATGGTTCCCAGGCTGCCATCGGGGCGTCCGGTGGCTGGTCCCCTTCCTGCGAGATGGCCGTGCATCCGACCGGAGGGATCAGCGTTTCGAGCTTGCAGAGGTTCTGTGCGATTTCGTCGTGCTCACAGACACGGCAGATGAACCATCGCCCGGATCTTCTCGTGTCTTGGAGAGGGGGATCCTCGGGCTCGGTTGGTTTTTCCTTTTGTGACGACTTCCTGGAAGAGGTTTTCTCCTTCTGTCCTGAGTCCTTGGATTTTTCCGGTTTCTCCGGAATCTGCGCAACCGGTGCCGGAAGCAGCTTCGCGGGGATCCGCCAGAGTGGGCAGACCTTCAGGTCCGTGAAAGGGACCTTGATGAGCAGGCATGCAGTATCTCCTTTCTTGCAACGATGGATGCCGTCCGGGCAGCAGGTTCGGCAGCATTGTTCGGCTGACGGGGGATATTTCTCCATGCGCCTAATCGCAACGGTGATGATCGCGATCTGATGTTGCTGATCTTCGGGTACCGCGTCCAGGATCGTGGTATGGCAGACTCCGCAGCCGCCACCGAGTGTTTCTCCGCAGAATGCGCACGTCCCCCTCTTGATTTTCCGCTTTCCGGATCCGGCTACCTCTTCGATGAGTTTGTACGGGCAGAGGTCCGGACAGTTCTTAATACCCGGTGATTTTCTGGGATGCCAGGAACCAGCCTCTTCCTTTTCACCAAGTATCGCGGGAAGAGGAATATGACGGAAGAAGTCCTTTGGCTGCATATTGTCCAGATCCTGGATGCAGTGGGTGAGGGTCCCAGGCATGATACTGTGATCCTCCCCGAACATTTGGCATCGTTCCTGCCCCTCTTCCGGGTACGGGCCGCGGGTATCTTTCCTGAGCTCAGGACATTTCTTCGCCCGGCAATCCTTGACCGACCAGCGCGCCGTCTGGATATCGCAATCGGTGCCTCTCCGGATCGTTGACGGTTTTCTCGGGGGTTTGACCCGGGTGCAGAGGTCCTTGTCCCGGTCGAGCTTGCTGCAGCCATAGTTCCGGCAATGCTGGAGGCTGCAGAACTCGTTGGCGGTCATAGGTCACGCTCCAGCTGTTCTACCTTCGCCCGCAGCGCGAGGACCTCGCTCCAGATATGGCAGAAGTCCATCCAGCTCAGGATAGCATACGGCTGGCTCCGGTTGCGGCGGAATATCAGCAGCGGTTTCAGCCCCGCATCATCAGCGTTCGTGTTGCACTGCTTCAGCCAGGCCCAGATATCAGTGGTCTCCCGGTTCTTGGCCTCGACTCCGAATGGAAACACGTCCCGGGCAGCCTGCGAGAGGTAAATGTCGCAGCCACTATGTCCCATAGCGGTGCTCTGGATGTCGAACTCGTTGATCCCGAACTCCCGGATCAGATCCTCGCGGATCTCTTGCTGCAGGATCCGCCCCTTGGCCTTCTTGCCGCTGGAAGTATGCCTGGTCACGTCTTCGCCCCCTTGCGGGTCTTCTTGATCGCTTTATCGCATTCTTTGCAGTACGGCATTCGCCGGGCACTGCCGCCACCGGACCGCGAAAAGTCCTCTTCGGGTTTCTCCTTGTTGCATCGCGTGCAAATCTTCTTGCCGGGCGCCGCGGTCGGGGCCTCGGTGATGTGGATTTTCAATTTCTGTTCCGTCACTGTACTCCCTCCCGCTTCGCCGTCAGTTTGCGGGCCAGGGCAGCGCCACCTGCCGAGAACCGTATCTCCAGCCGGGGATCGTTCTCCAGTAGTTTCACGGCCTTGAGTTTCACGATGGCCTCCGCTATCTCGGTCACTGAGAGCGGCTCGTTTGCACGCAGCAGCAGGCTCGCCACATCCTCCTTGAGGACCCTGCCGCGGAAGTTCCGTTTCATCCAGACCGACCAGGCTGCGAGGAAGACCCGGGTGGCCTGCTCCTCGAGTTTCAGGGTCTGCCGGAATTCCCGGACAATGTCCTCGAGTTCGATGCCGGCCTTGAACTGCTCGATCGCTTTCTCGATCTCCTTGAACCGGTCCTCCTCTAGGGTGGCCTGCCGGGTCGGAACCGGGATGCGGTCTGCGATCTTCTCGACCATGGCCGTGGTCTGGGTCACGATCTTGTCCAGGGCCTGCAGGAAGTCGTGTCCCCCGGTATCGATCATCAGGGGGTGGTGCATGTGGCTGTAATATTTCTGGATGAATTCCCAGAACAGGCCGTGGCTCTGGTGGATTCTCGGCATGTTGTTCATCAGGGCCGCCCGCATGTTGAGGCCGGCAATGCCCTGGGCATGGTTGTGGATGATGAATTCCACCCGCATGGTCCCGCCCGCTTTCGGCTCGTAAATCTTCAGGCCAGGGGTGTTCTCGTTCGGGCAGGGCAGCATGTACACTCCATGGTCCGCCATCAGCTGGACGTGCGACCGGATCGCGGCCACAGTGTCCGGGTGCTTTATGACCACGGTCAGCTCCTCTCCACTCAGGTCCGCAGGGTTTTTGATGCGGGCCGCCAGGGACTCGATGTCTTCATACTCCCCGGAGAATTCCCTCCGGATCCATCCGGCTATTCCTGAGAGGTCGCCCGGCTCGTTGCTGTAGAACGTGACGGTGTCCCTCCCGACCTGCAGGGAGAGGTCCCCCCGCGGGTAGATCCAGACAAGGCCCCGGACGTGCCGGGTTTCCCAATTGTCCGCGGTTGCCCGCTGCAGCAGGAGGTCCCGGAACTTCCGGTCAAGGAGCACGAACTGGATGCGGTCCCGCTCGAATTCCGCATACGACAGCGGACACAGGGGCGTCTCCCTGTCCTCGCAAGGGTCGGGTCCGGGGCCGTATGGGGGCGGAAAGTGGGCCTGACCACGGCTATTGCTGTCCCGTTTGTGATTCCGGTACCGCTGCTTCGAGATCGGAGGTTTCCCATGTCCGCAATCATGTCCGCTATTTTCCTGAATGTCCGCTATTGCGCCGCCTGAATGTCCGTTATCGATTGCGGACATGGCGGACATGTCCGCTATTGTATGTCCGCTTTTGTCCGCGATCGTTGCCGGCCCTGTAATAGTAGTAGTAGAAGAAGCAGCCGCCTCCTCCTTCTCCTCCGCCGCCGCTGCAGCAGCTGAGTACCTGATTTGACGACCGGTCCTGCGAGCGATCACCTTGGATCCCAATTCCCTGAGGACCCTGCGGACGTGCCGGTCCGATATCCCGAACTTTGCGGCGAGCTCGGCGGAGGTTTGGGGTTGCGCCTGGAGTGCTTCCATGATGTCAGCTCCGTGCAAGCTCCGCCCCTCGTGTCATGGTGCTCGCTGCGATCCTGCGATCCGCCATCTGATCCCAGATCAGGGCCGGGGGTATATTCCCCTGGTAATGTTGTTTGAGGGCCTCGAAGGTCTCGGCCTGTGTCTGCCTTTTGATCTTGGTATCCTGCAGCAGGGCCTTCATTACCTTCCGGGCCCGCTGCCGCTCGGCTACCGAGGGGCGTTGGTTGCTTTTGTTGGTGCCCATGGCGATCACCCCGGGGCCTTCTTGGAAGGTTTCTGTTTTACCTCGACGACTTTCTCCGCCTTTTTCTGCTTCTTCGCTGCCAGATCCGCAGCTTCGAGTTTCACAGCCTCTGCATACGGCTTGTCGTATTTCGTGCAGATATAGACGGCGTGGTTGTATCCCTTCTGGTCCTGTTTGGTCGAGAACGGGATCTTGTATTTTTCCCGTGCAGTGCCTTTCAAAGGAGCGTTGTTGGTGCTTCCCTTCTTCCTCCCGGTAGGTATTTCCCCTCGTTTTTCCGGGCGGAGTTCATACCATTCCCGTTTTATAGCGGGGATAGTTCGTTTCGACTCCGGGAACAGCTCCTGATATTTTGCGATGGCCTCTTCGACAGAATCCGCAGTCAGGATTGGTTGGTTCTCTGCATCCGTCCAGAGCGCTTCGGGGCTTCGCTTGTCTGGCTGCAACTCGTAAAACTGACGGCCGATCGCATCATCTGATCTCGTAGACTCGGGATATTTCTCCCGGTAACTGGCGATGGCATCCTCCCGGTTATCTGCATCCTGGACCGGTTGCCTTTCCTCTGTAGTCCATCGGTCCGCGTCGAAGTTCTTTGCGTGATTGCCCTTCTTCTTTCCCGGCGCCGTCTTCTCAGACACGGCCACCACTTCCTTTGGAATAGGGGAGGTCCCTGGGATCTCCGCAGGGGCTGCCTGCTGCAGTAGCGGGTTCGTCTTCTGCACTTCTCCCATCGGGTGCATCGACCACCATTTTTTCCGGACCGCATTCTTGACCCGGGGGGATTTGGGGAATTGCTTCTGGTACTCAGCCCACGCGGTCCTCCAGTCCGGCGCCTTCTCGATCACATCCTCCTCGTTATCTTCCCAGGTAAGGCCACGGGTCTCACTATGCCGTGATGGTGCCTTAGTACCGCTGATACGGGCGATGAACCGGTCGAACTCTTCAGCGACTAGTATAGCATCTTTCGAATCTACACTTCCCGCAACAACACCGAGCTCGATATCGGCAACAGTACCATGGATGGACATCTCGCGGGTGACTTTGTAATCCTTGATCATGAAAACTCGACCTCGTCAATTCCATACTGGATCCCACCCTCGCCATGACAGTAAGGGCAGTTTTTGACCGGATGACCGGTCAGGCTATTCGCATTACAGGCACAGGGACACCGGACGACAACCGTAGTGATCCCATGATCGTTGCAGAGTTCTTCGATGATGGACTCGGAACTGGAAGTCAACCCATCACCCCCTCTTCGGAATGCCGAAGGGACAACTGATCAGGCGGATCGGGCATTCCCCTTCGCAGTCGATATCGATATTCTCGGGATTCGGGACCCCTGCCGCCTTACGGGCCTCGATGCAGGCCTGCTCGTTGGCGGCTTCCTCGGCATCGGTATCAGGGTAAGAGGTCCCGGGGCCGATGAGGGACATCACATCAACTCCATCTGGCAGTCGCCCTGCAGGGCCCCGTTGAGCAGGACCGTGCCATCCTTTTTGATGGTAATGACATCTTTCGGATTCACGGAACGGTGAAAGAAAAGGTTGATGTCGGCGGTATCCGTGCACTGAGCTTTGTCCACGTGCCGGAACCCGCCATGGTTATCGGAGGTATAGGCATCTCCGGGTTTAAAGTGCTGATGGCAGGTTGAGCAGACATAGCGGCCATATACATGCTGCCAGGATGCAGTCGACACGGGGTTTTTGTTATACTCCTCTTCAGAGGGGATTATGTCGATCGACATCACCTCGCCCCCTGCCGTGGCCTGAGTGTGCGGGGAGAGACGATCTCGGTCCTTTCCTCGCGGTTCGAAGTGGGTTCCTGATAGAACCCGATCAGGACCTGGTCGAGGTCCTGGTTGATCGAGATGACCCATGCGGCTTTGTCGCCATGCTTGGCGTCCCGGCCTGGCTCCTTCCACCACACGAGTTGATGGGCGTGGAAGTTGGCAGCCGTTGGGACGGGGACCTGTTGCTGCAGCTGGGGGGGCATCAGGACATCCACTCCTGAGACTTGAAAAAATTTTCAAGTTGGATGACTTGTTCGGATGACATGTGCTCTAGCCGGATGCAGATATCGAATCCGCCACCTGCCATGGAATTTGCTCCCTCAATGGAATACTCCTTAATCGGACGTCTGAATGGGGGCATCAGTCGATCACCACCAGGATGCGAGCGGGTCCACCACGTTCTTGAAGCATAGTCTGATGGTCGCTGCCACAGTTTGCAGCAACGAAACCCTCATTGGGGTTTACTCGGATATCTTCGACGCCATCCCGTTTCGCGAGTTCATCCACCAAGGCCCAGGTATGGAACATCTGCCAATCCGGCACCGGTCCACTCAGAAGAAGGACCATCTCCACGAGGGTACGATGGTAATTACATTCAGTTTCGGTCACTGGGGTGCATTGAATTGGACAGACCTGCATTTTGCAATGGGAATAAATCGAATTAAGTGGACCTGCCTGGTGATGTCCGAATATGCAGTTTGCACCGGTCCTTTTTTCGGGATCCATTACGACCACCCGGGAATATTTGGGAGATGCCTAACGAGGTCCGAGATTTTCCGATATTCAGCCGCAACGTTGCGGTAGAGGTACCGGCGCATCTCTTCCAGTGGCCGGTCCCCGCAAAAGTCCGGCATCTCCTGATAAAATTGAACGGCGGAGCCATATTGGGGCATGAAGTGCGCAAGGCAGAAGACGCAGGGGATCTCCCCGGGGCAGCGTTCACGGTCATCCTCAAAATCGTCGCTATCTCCAGGAGCGCAACCGCTGCACATCACAGCACCGCCTTGAGCGCCTTCCGGAGGGTCATGTTCTGAGTGTCGAGTTCAACGGCCGCCCGGTGCATCTTCTCCAGCAGGGCCTCGTGACCACGGATGACCCGGATCAGTGCCCCGTTTTTCTCGCATTCCTCCCTGAACTTCAGGCAGAGATCATCCTCGATAATCTTCCAGCGGGATTTCACATAATTCAGTTCGGCCTTGAGCCTGACGATCTCCTGCTGCAAGCGATCATTATCCTGGAGCCGGCCTCCGAGAGTCGCGACCCTCTCGGTTTCTGATGCCAGTCGCTTCTCTAGATCACCGATCCTGGCCCTGTTGTCCTGGATAGTGCCCCGGGCGAGGTTCAGTTCCTTGGTGAGGTTCTTGATCTGCGTTTCCTTGGAGGGGGGGCGGGGCATCTCAGGCACCCCCAACCGGCGCCCTTACTTCAAGGAACGATGCCGACAGGTCCGCGATGTGCGTCAGGACCGTGATCGGGTATTTCTCCGAGGCATTGGTGAGGGCAATGTTGCCCCCGTACGACTGCTTCACATCGTCGTATGCCCCCATGTGCCACCGGATCGCCATGATCTCCTCGTCCGTGAGCTGGATGTAGCGCTGAATCAGGATCACGGACTTCTCCCCGTGGCCGAGCGGGAACTGGTCCTCGATGTCATAGACCAGGGTATCGTCCCAGATCTTTTTTCCGTAAGTGTCGAGGACGAGCTCGCCCTTGTCATCCTTGCGGGGCAGCGCCTTCTTGGTCAGTTTGTAAAAGTTCGCCTTGCAGAGATCGTGCAGCAGGCCGATGATGATCAGGGAGCTGTCCTGAGACGTCTCACATTCGAATGTCTTGGAGAGCGTCACGAGGTTATGATAGACCTTCAGGCTGTGGTGCAGCAGGCCCCCGTCCCGGGCGTCGTGATACTTGGCGGAGGAGGGAGCGATGAAGAAGTCCGTTTTTTCAACGAGATATTGGAGGAGGTCCGGCATACCTTCCCGGCCGGTTGAGGTCAGGAGGTTGCAGAACTCGTCCCGCTCGGCCATCCAGATGTCATTTTCAGCCGGGGCGGGTTTTGCCGTTGCCTGAGCTTCCGTAGGGGTTCCTTGGGACGTGCAATCTGCCTTATCCCCCTGCGGCGGTACCGGCTCGTGGACGTGGGTGCCATTATCCGTATGCGGATCTTTCGGGGCCAGCTGATCCGGGCAGATCTCCGCCTTCTCGGCCTTGCCGTCTTTACCGAAGATGACCTTGATCTTCATGCCCGTCTTGATCGTGGCATTTGGATCGGTGAGGCACTTGAGCAGGTCGACCGTGGCCTCGGTCATCATGATGCCCCTGTTCTTCAGCGTGAGGCTGATCCGGCCCCGGGTAATTCCGCCGTATATGCCGATGCGGGAATCTTCCTTTGGCTGTTGCAGGGCGTCTTTATTCAGGCAGTAATGCTGGCTGCCATCCTCATTGATGGGGACGGTTCTCCCGCCTTCTTTGCGGAATCCGATCGTCTTGCCGCAGCGGTCGCAGGGCTTTGTGAATCGCTTATCTTCGGTCATGGCACTCACGCTCCAAGGACCGGCGCCATCTCCGGTTTCAGGAGCTCGGCCACTTTTCCCGCATCGTTGGCCGGGATATTGTACCGGGTGAACAGGAAGATCTCCCGCTGCGTGTTGTTCTTGAGGGCCGCATACCGGTCGTCCTTCTTGACTTCCCGGGCGATATCCAGGAGCCGCTCCATCTGGTTGTGCTGCTCGATGAGGATGCGATCCTTGAATGCCGCATCGTCTTCGGGGGTGTCGTAGAAGATACCGATAACGGCAGTTCCTGACGAGATTTCCCCGACCCTCTCGATATTCTGTCCGACGTGCTTCGACGCGATCCTGATACCGGGTGTTGCGAGGAAGTTGTTGATCTCGCTCTCGATGAGTGGGAGGATCCTGCATTTCATGACGATCCCTCCGAGACGCACGCGGCGCATCCCTCAGGTGCAATCTGCCATGCATCATCATGACCCGGGTGTCGGGGGATCCCGCACCGGCAGGCCCTCGCGGCACAGTACCGGGGGTTCGGCTCTTCAGTAATGGAGAAGCCGGGGATCATGCCGCTGCCTCCTTGGCGAAGATGCGGTTCACGGCCATGACGCCCTTGTTGAGTTCGGCCAGGCGTGTGCTGATCCTGTCCTTGACGTATTGGGCGATATCGCCCTTGACATGATAGACGGCCACCGGGCGGCCTTTCGATGGGGCTTTCTCTTCGGTCACAGCGATGAGGCCTGCGACCTTGAATGCGGCCATGGCGATCGAGACTTCCGGCTGCCGGAGGTCCGCGACCCGTTCGATCCAACGGCTCGTGACGTTGCCCTTTGCATACCTGTGCAGGGCGATCAGGACCGTGGCCTGCGTGCGGGGGATCCCTGCATCATCAACCAGGATCGCGATATCTTTCAGGTCCTGCTCAAGGAGTGCATAGGCCGGCGGGCGGTAGATAGCGCCGGACGCGGGTGCTGTATCGGCCATGATCAGGACCCCACAAAATCAGATGCCGGGTTTTTTACCGGGCTGAACGGATTGGTCAGGACTTTGCCGCACGCACCCCTGCCGGCATGCTCTGTCGGCCAACACCGGCACTTGCTCTTATCCGGGAGCTCGCACTCTGCTGTGGCACCGGTGAGGATCGGCGTGGCCTCCTCAGCAATACAGGACCGGGGGCCTTTGCAGACAGTATAGCACTCTTTGTCGATCTTCGTCTTCTTCGACGGACATCCCGGAATGGGTGGGGCCGATTCCGCATCGCAGGGTTTGTGATAGGTGCATCCGAGCATAGAGTCGAACCGGCATTCATTGCAGCCTTCGTTCATACTCGGGCCCTCCCGCTTCGGCGCCGGTAACATGGGGCGAACCGCTCGGACTCGTTCTGCATGAACAATGCATGCTCGCATTCCGGCACGGTCTTCCTGCAGGTTGCCGGGGCCTTCCCGCAACCCTGCTGGCAGATCCATGGCAGGGAAACTTTCACTTGTTCAGAATCGGATACTGTACCGGCAGTCTTCCCCTCTTGGCTTTGCACGGCGGGAGTGGAGCTGCCATCATGGTTTTCGGTTATCTTTTTCATGTTGTTCACCTTTGCGTTCATCTTTCTGTACCAACCTGCCCGTCTCCTTCAGAAACTGGCAGAATTTCGGGTCCTCCCTCTCGAAGGCTTCGATCTGTTCATCAGTTCCAGTTAGAAGTATCCCGCTCATGCGCTCGCCTTGGTGGGTTGACTGATCTGGAACTCTTCTGCCCTGCGTGCTGTGGCAAGTCTGCGGATTGCTTCCCGCACCATCTCGGGGTTGCGGTACCACTTCTGCAGGAACTTGATGTCAGGATACAGGGGATCGTTAGGTTCGACCCGGATCCGGACACACTCGGTTCCGTCCATGTTTGTTTTGTCCACTTTTTCACCTCTTTTGGTTATAATGTGGTATTCTGTATCAATAGTATATAAAACTTATCAATTTTTTAACACATTTTAACGAGTGAGGAAATATTTATTAAATTGTAACTCAAAAGCAGTTGGTGATTATGACCGATGATGATGGGTTGATAAAAGAGGGGGAGCATAAATTCAAAACGTTAAGGGTCCCTGCGAAGATCTGGAACCCGATCGTTAAAGATGCAAACAAGCATCATTGTAAAACGAGTCAGGTAATGATCACGATTCTCGGATCTCATTTTGATGAGAACCGTGAGGCCCCCCTGTTACCGTACCAATGCCCGCTCTGTATGAAAATCAATGAACCCTTCACGAATTACTGCGGGGGGTGCGGGCAACCATTAAACCAGGCTGCAGCTGAAGAGATGCGGAATTTCAAGGATTATATCAATAAATTCAAGACAGATCCAGATGTGATGCGGGAATACGCGGATTGGCTTGAGAAGCATAAGAAGAAATAGATTTGTCCTCTCTCTCTTCTCCCTGCATTTTTTCAATCAGGAATTCGATGAACGGTGATGAATCCTGTTTTTTTACTGCCTCTAGGAGATCCTTTTTAATAGGGAATAAGGGGTGTTTGTTCCTGTCATACATTCATACTCACCCGTGTTTTCCTTAATTTTCTATGAATAATATTCTGTGTTCCATGCATTGCGAAAGTGATGTTTCTAGTCGTGCTCATCCCTTCCCTTATCTTCACTACTGACGGCAGGTGACCTCTCCAACTGCCTCCAACAATGTATAAACCCCGAGATCCTGCCCGGACCTCCGGGCGGGAGCGAATTAATCCCGACGTATCTTCTTGATAGGCGGCTCTGTCGATGCGGGCCCTTCCACACTAAACCCCGTAAAGATGAGTCGTTTAAGATACATGCGATTATGGAACGAAGGATATATCAGATAAAATATTTTCTGGTCGGATTGTCTGACCATTACCCCGGAGATCAACCCTTAACTTCCGGGTTATACCCATCATCCGGGGCGGGGTGAATCGCGCTGTCCGAAGGACAGGGCGAGAGGGGCGGATGGGTGGCGGGTACCTGCATATCTCCCGCGAGTCTGGCCGCACCGGCCAGATTCGATAGCGGACAGCCTGCAGGCGCTGCATGCCATCAGGAAGACGGTGCCGATCACATTCGGCACGGTCGATCCATGATGGCAGCCGTGCGCCAGCGGCGGGAAGCGTCCGGGAGATTGCGAGGGGGGAGCCCCTTTCAGGTCTTGCCGGCTTTGTTCTTTTTCATCAGCCACTCGCCAAACTCGATGAGAGTTTCGGGATCATTTCGAAGGGCCTGGACACCATCCATAAATTTTAGAGCCTCATCAGTCAGAGCCATGCTGCAGCGGTCGCACAAGATCGCGTCCGGGGCGTTCCTGCGGCTGCAGCGCGGGCACTCCAGGGGCAGCATCGGGTCCGGGTCCTGGTCTTCCTCGAGCTTTACTCCATCGATCGCGAGGACCTTGTTGTCGATATCCCGGCCCGAGAGGTGCACGTACACCGAGGCCATGGTGGATCCTTTCGACCATCCGAAGTATTCCCGCAGTTCGGCCTCGGTCATGTCCTTGGCCCTGTTGGTGGCGCATCCGTGACGGTATGCATGCGGGTTCGTCTTCTTTCCCTTTCCCGAGAGGCCCGCCCGGACACCCAGGCGCTTGAACAGGTTCTGCACGGTCCTGGCATTCAGCCGGACGTATTTGCCAGACCCTCTCTCGCGGGAGGTAACGAATAACGGGGCATTCGGGTCGTTCTTGTAGGGGTGGAACCGGCTCAGCCAGAGTTGCAGGTCCGGGACCGCGGAGACCAACCGGATCTGCCGTTTACCTGTTTTTCCATCCACTGAGATAATCGCACCGTACCGGTCGAACTGGACGTTTCCAACATTGGCATCCAGGAGCTCGCTGAGACGGCCGCCAGAGTTCCAGTATGTTGCAACCAGGGCACGGTCCCGCTGCGTCTGGCATACTGCGAGGATATCCCGGATATCCTGGGCCTGCGGGATCTTCTCGGGTGAGATCTCCACGCGGGGCCGTTGCGGTTTGAAGGTGATTACCTTCCGATCCGGCAGGAGCCAGCGGAAGAAGATCTCAAGCTCCTGGAGGTCCCCGTAAGCCGTGACAGGACTCTTCGTTTCCTTGCGGTGCAGGTAAAAATTCTCCAGGTCCTCCGGCAGGACCTCCTTTGCATCCCTGAACTCCGACCAGAGGAGGAATCCATAAATTTTCCAGAACTTAGTATCGATCGTCGTGGATTTGATATTCCGCAGCTGCAGGTACCGCAGATAATCAGTAAAATATTTTTTATTAACCGGGTCGATTTTCCGATATTTGTCCAGCACACCCATGATCCTGAGTGGTTTTCGCTCATATATAGTGCCTATGTTTTGCACTATGTTGAGGGTCTTGATCCAAGGGTTGTCGCTGCATCGCGGTGCATTTCCTCAGTTACCCATGCGAGGGTAGCCAAGCCAGGTCAAAGGCGTTAGGTTGAGGGCCTAATCTCGTAGGAGTTCTTGGGTTCGAATCCCATCCCTCGCATCGTTTTTAAAAAATTATTTACTCGACGGTGTCACTGCATATCTCGTTGCGTGCACTGCCGGCATGATGTTGTCGTAAATATAATCGCCGTTCGGGACGTAGATAATGGTCATTGGCGCTGCACCGTCGATCGTGATAAGATACTCATTCTCCTTGACTCTTTCCCACTTCCCAACAAGGGTTAATCCCGGGCTCTTCAGTTCACCAGATGAAAAATAACCTTGTGGCCTGAAGACATAGTAAAGTGTGGAGTCTCCGATCGTCATCCAGGAGCCGATTATCGGATCGGGGGATTCAGAGATGGTCACGGCCGGTGAACCGGACGCCGGTATTGTTGCCGGTCCCGAACACCCCGCAACCGTGATCGCAATTAAACAAACCAGGAGAAGAAGGAAATATCCGGATTTTTGCATGTGGTGACACTCCTTATGAGACGGTAATCTGCCAACCCCAGCAACCTTTCACCGAGAGCGAATATCGACTTGGTGAAAGGAGATTAAACGTCCTGACGGGGTTCTGCGTACTCCCCGATCCACCGGAATATAATTTTGTATCGACTGATTTCCCTGCTAGAGAAACCTCGAATTTCTTTTCCTCGCAGTTTTTTACCTCGCCTAATCCGGCACTATATCTCATTTTGAAATTCACGACACCTGGTGCCTGTGTCTCGAACCAGACGATCTGATTCCCGACCCCGGTGAGAGTGATTGGCTGTGCAATGGATCCGGAAATCTCTTCCGGGAGTCTGTCCATCTGGGGGATCTCCTCCGGGGTTGGGACTGTTACCGTCTTCTTCATCGCGGTGACGAGGGGGGGCGGGGTCATGTCAGTATACAAGCAGACTTTCGCCTCTCCCTCCATGTGGCAGGCCACTGGTCGGGTCGTTTCTTTCACTGTCACAGATGGCGGGGGAATCGTTGCAGTGGCGGTCGGGATCGGTTGCTGCAGTGATGCCTGGCTCATACACCCGCAGGTAAGGGAGGTTATAATTGCGATTCCAAGAAAGACAGCAGCGAGTTGCCACTTTTGCATATTATTTCAATAATTTTTCTGAGGGGATAATCGTATGCCTGAAAAAAGAGGTCACAGGTAATAGGTCCTCACCCATAACGCAGATACCCCGTAATATCCCGGCACTCCGTGATGTAGCTCAATTGTGATGGTATTCAATCCCGTGGCCAGGATGCTCTTGATATTAACCGGGGCGAACCATCCGAAATATCCCAAACCCCCGACTGTGATAGTATCATGGACTGTACGGATTACGAGCGACTGATCCACCATCATATACCTCGGGGTTGGCTGATTGCCCCATCCGTCGCGGGCATCCCCATAATAGTCTGGGGTATACGTCGGCGGGCCTCCGATGTAGATATTGTCCGTGCCATTATAAGAGAAAGCACTAAGAGTGGCAACCGGATAAACCTGATCCGACAACGTCTCAAAACCTGTGAAGAAGCCTGATATCGGGTAGTCAATCACTCCTATCGGTTCCGGCTCCTCAATGTCTCCCACGGTAACATCTGCCCCTGATGTGATGGTTGCAGTTGCACCGGTCGCGCTATATACCCCGTTTTTTTCACCCCATAATTTGATGTAATAACCGGTGTTAGGTCCTGAAAATCTTATACGGGCAGAGTGTGTCACGAGGGGGTATTTTACCGATCTGCAACTCGCAGGGTTTCCATAGGGGAGCACCACACCGGGGGCGGAAGGATATCCGGTTGTCTGATAATTTACACTGACGGTCTGATTATTCGTTCCAGCTATCCACGTCAGGAACCAATAATTATGATCGGCGGGATCAACGGTTGCACTGACGATAGTAGGAACACCTACGACAAGGAGATCAGTGCTCGATCCGGATGCCGCTACAATAGGGATGCAAATAATACCCCCCCGGCTGTTCTGGATCTGGACCTTTGCCCCGACCGGGATCGCCCCGGCTATTGCCGGGGTGGAGGTGCTATCTCTACCCTTTCCAGCATTCCCGGCTTCGGTCGTATAGGTGATCGTCCATCCATCGGTGGCGGTCACGGTCGCAAGCTCAATTTGAGGTTTCCGGTTTTCCAGCCCTTCGACAATCTGTTGGACCTTTGATATGCTGTCCTTGTATGTCATACCATATTTCAGGAGCGTTGAGAAGGATGAACTCAGCATGAATGTAATGTGCGTGAGATTCTTCGCGCAACCGAATTCGTGGGAAATCTTGATAATTCGATAAATTCCGTCAGGTACTTCTATCCCCATTCCGGAAATGTTCAGGAGCTGGTAAAGCTGGAGATCCGACCTTTGAAGGAGCGTGGCAGACCATGAACAGGTACGGGCAGAATACATGTTGTACATATCAGCGGCGTATGCATCGAGATCTAACTGGGTACAGATATCTTTCGGCTCATCTGCAAATTCTCGATAAGGTCCCTCTCCGGCGTCGTAATAACTGTTCGACCGGATTGCCTCTTTCCAATATCCTTCCAGTGTCTGGCATCTGACCTTGACAACATCGACCTGAAGTTCCCCATCCTGGTCCAGCGTGATTGGCCCTGCGAAATTATCTGGCCCGGCGATGGTGGCCGCTGCCGGGAGGCCGAGGAGGGTATCAATTGAGGTCTGTCGGATAAAATACCCGGACTGGACATAATTCCCATTCCCGAGGTTTCGCGGTTTGACATGCCAGAGATAGCTCATATACGCCGCCATCCGTTTCAAGGCATCCCGTTTTTTCTCCAAGCTGCCAAACATGAACGGGACTGCAGGACAGATGGCAGTATCCCAATATCCCCCGGAATTTTCTAGGTAACACGGTTCGATCCCGGTGGTTCGCATCCAGTTATCGCCACCAAGGATCGCCCGGACCCAATCCTCCGGATAGACGGTGGCATAATAGGGCGTATAGGGGATATCGATTGATCGGCCATCTGCCACAGCATAATCAACACCCCCGACCCGCAGGATCTCGTCGTCGATGAATTTTCCCGTGGCCGGGTAGAGTGTCATCATCTGGGCGGTTGTTGATACCAATGAGACGATCGTTCCCGTTGCGGCGCTTATCTGACCAGTTACGGTCATCCCAATCTGAAAATTCTTGATTTTTCCATCGTAATGGAGCTCTTTTGCAACGTTAGATCCCTCGGCAGCCTGGTCGTCCGGAGGTAAGAGCGAGAGATCCTTGATTTCCATTGTCTGTTTTGTCAGGAACAGTCCGTAATCAACCGCCCTCATGGTCATCTTATCTTTTGCCACGTCATAGACCGCATGGGAGGAGGGTATGATTCCGACAAAGACACAGTTGCTTACCCCGAGATGGTCAGGGATGTTGACATGGATCTGTGTCATGTAGTCTCCTGAAAAATAGTTCCCGATCTCATTGCCGTCGTATTCGAAGACGGCCTCGGCCATGGCATCGTCCATACTCTGGGAGACCGTGACCCCGATAAGATACCCGCTATCAACGACCGGATCGATTATTTGGGCCCACGAAGCTGTCGGGTATATAGGATGGAAAATATTGTATGTCGCAAGGTCATATTCGACGATACCGACTGCAGGACTCATTCCCTGAGGGACATTTACCACTCCTATGTCATACTCGAAGACCCCTAAATCTGCAATCATCCCATGATCGATATTTACGGGATCGAAAGCATAGGTTTCTCCGGTCGGAGCACCGACTACATAATTCCATTTGGTAGAAAGATTGGGTTTATGGGAGACAGTGGTGAGCGTCGGTTCTGTGGCGGCGTATTTGCGTTGGAAGACCCAGTCTGTGTCTAAATTCAGAGACCCGCCGGATGCTACCATGGCATCAACACAGAGATGAGTCCCGCCGGGATTCATCGCCATTGAGCTCCATGATCCTGAGTGCCCGACGCGATAATAGAAGGTATTGGTGTAGTTGTGACGGATCTCAAAGATATACCATTCTGAGGCATTATATGTCTGGAGGTTGCTCCCCCATGCCACTCCCTCGTTCAGGGGAGCGATTTGGCCAGATCTCATGCACAACTTTGCCCCCCCAGACGTGCCATTCGTCTTGATGCCGAATCTAACCCCTGTGTCTGCCCCGGTTCTGGAGTTCTCTCGGAATCTCCCGGAAGTGACTACCGTCGCATCGTTAGTGTCCGTGATGCCATTGATGATGTTCCTGTTTGTCGTAACGTCATTCATCAGCCCGCCGGAAATCGTCCGCGTGCCACTGCATCCTGTGTTCGTCCATTTGCCAGTATCTAATGCCGCTCCGGTGAAGTCATCGAAGAATACAAATGTCGCCGTGCCGCTGCTCGCGCTAGATACTCTTCCGTTGCCATAGAAGAGGGTGATATATCTCTGATTGGCCGGCGGGACTTTTATCCAAATTACTGCGGAAACCTTCGAAGTAAATGACTCAATCCAGTAAGAGCAGTTGATTCCTTCCAGAGCTGTAAACCGGATATCGCGAAAGTCATCCCGCATGCCGGGCAGCCATGAAAGAGTGAGTTTGTGCTGGTAGTTCGCGACCGAAGTAGGGTTAGCGATCCTGACATTCGCCCGATACTTCCATGTGCCGTAAAGGCCCATCTCAGAGCCTCCTACGATACATCCTGTTTGTGCATATAGACATAGACAGCGGTCATATCCTTGTTTGCTTCTGCCGTCTCGTTATTCACTACCTGCACCTTCATGTATCTCGGGGCGGGTGTCAGAAGGAACGTCTGGGATTTAGTGGTGTTCGTAGTGAATGGGAGATCGAACTGCTCGACAGGATCGGTATCGAAGTTGGTGTCGTCATAAGATGCGAAGACCTTGACGGTCCCTGCGAGCGTCGCCGAGCTTCCGTATGTAACCTTCACTTCAAGTGCCAGGGTTGTACTGGCATCGGTGTCTATTGAGGTGCAGTCTGTGAGCGTGGTCGCGCCAGCAGCGGCAGCGGTCTTGTTCGAAAGAATTGCTGATGGGGTTCCTTTTGTTAATGTCATTCTCGTCCTCCTTACAGGGTATCAGTCAGAGTTGCGGTTAGCTTATCCGATGTCACTACATTCTTCGCCACAGAGTACAGGTGACGCATCATGAGGATCGTGTCCTTCTTCACTCCGGCCTCTATGACGGCGAAGTTCGCGCCGGTTGTGAACGTCCACTGATGCGTCCATGTGACCACATTCGTGAGCACGGTCGGTGTCACTGATGCTGCAGCGCCCCCGTAGGTGGTGATCTCGCTTGAGAGAGCCGTATTTCCAGCCGCTTCCGCTCCAGTCCCGATCCCGATCGCCATGGTCCAGCCGGTCAGGGCACCGATATCGGTTGCGAATTTCGCATGGCCTACGGTCGGGATGATGATGAGGGCTCCACCCAGGGGCCCTAACGGGGGCATGAAGGGGATATCACTGTCTATCTGGTGCGGGCCGATACCCGCCCGGATTGCTACGCCCGTGCCGTAATCGCAGTCATAACTCAGTACATTGCCCTCGGAATCCTCATGGATGAGTTCAAACCGGGACATGCCCGGTACAGGGAGCGGCGGTCTGTTGTAGAGTAAATCTCGATCTGGTCTCATATGGTCTCCTGGATGAATTTCACAGTGTATTCCCACCGGTCGAATGGCAGCGCGTTCGGGACCTCGCGGTGCGTAAGATCGGCGATGTAGCAGTTCAAATGAGTGACACCGTTGAGGATCAGGGTTGCCTTGGTTCCCCCGGTGGTCTGGATCCTTGTCTTCCCGGATGCCAGCAGCTGGGTCCCTATGTGTCCCTGCAGGGCCTCGAGGCTGGTGATGTCCGAGTATGTGCCGGTCCGGCAGAGCAGGATCACCTCGTAAGTATAGGCCCCCTTGGCGCTCTCCGACTCCACGCTGCGCGAGTGGACCGTTACTCCGTTGAATGTGCAGGCGACCATCAAAATCCCGCCTGCATGAGAGAGCGCTCGCCAGAGGTTGTCGCTACTCCTGGAATCCTGGCGAGCTGCTTGCCTTCGATGTTGATGATAAGATCGCCGGATTTCTTTGCCTGGGCCTCGGTGTATTCCTTGGTTCCCATGACCTTGTCCAGGGGCATGCCCGCCCGGATCGCGTTGAACTCGGTTGCCGATGCACTCAGGCCCTGGGTCGCTGCAATCGACGCGGCCTGCTGGTCCTGGACCGCATAGTTGTGCTTGATGATCAGGTTCCGGGCTGCACTCACATCTCGCGGATTCAGGGTCGACATCTCGCGGGTGAAGTCCTTGTTGATGTCCTGCAGTTTTTTCGTCTCTTCCTGGACCTTCTTGATACCATCCTGATATTCCTTCCAGGCATCGACAAGGGCGGTTACCCGGTCCTTCTCGGCCTGCTCGGCATTCTTGTCCACGACCTCCGGGGCCTTGCCTCCTGACTTCGTGGGCTTCACCCACTTCTTGTTCACGCTGTCCCAGAAGGCACCCTCGGTATATCCCGACAGTTTGTTCGCATCATCGGTCCTGGTTGCATCTATCCAAGAGGCAAGGTCCTCCATCTCTTTCTTTGCAGCATCGAGATCGTGATTGTTGATGATCTCATAGGCTGCCTTCGCCTCGGAACCAACGATGTGAAAACCGCGGCCGGCATATTCCAGGACCGTTGCGAGCTCGGCAACCGCGGGGATCCCGTAGTCCTGGATGAGCGGCAGGAGTTCTTCGACCACCGGGATCAGTTCAGTCCCGAGCTCGGCATACATCAGGGTCCACTGTTCGTTGACCAGGGCGAGCTTATCGTTGAATGCATCCATCTTCGCGATCTTGTCGCTGTCAATGACCGGCGCCTGGTCAAGAAGTCCCTGGATCTGTTCCCGGCTCATACCCGCGAGATCAGAGATATTCGAGAAGCCTTTTCCGAAGATGATCATCTGCGCCTGGTTGCGGGCAAACCCTTCCGGAAGCTTGTTGATGGCAGTGAACGTGTCCAGGAGGACCTCGTTCGTGTTCCTCATGTTCCCGTTCGAGTCGGTGACTTTCACCCCAAGATCCGCGAACTGTTTGCCGATCTCCGATGTCGGATCCAGGGCTTCTTTCATCCTCACGGTCATCATCCGGACGGACTCCGTGAATGCCTGGTTGTTCCCCCCGGAAACGGTAACAGCATGGCTCCACTGCTGGTACTCATCGGTTGTCAGGCCGAGGTCCCGGGCGTTGTCCTTTACGGCTTTTCCGAATGCCCCGGCCTTGGTGGTGGCGTCATAGATGGCTGCACCGAGGGCGACTGCCGGGGCTGCTTCTGCGGCAATTGCAGCGCCCCACTTCGCCATCTCCATGCTGTTCTCGTTGACCTGCCCCCGCCACTCGAGGAGTCCGTATTTGGCCTTGTCGAGACCGAATCGGAGCTCGCTCGGGTCGAGGCCGAGCCGAATCCAGATACTGCCTGCTTCTACCATTTCAACCACTCACCTTCTGGAAACTCGTAAATGCCCGTTCCTGGATACCTTCCGGGGTCATGTCCAGGGGCGGTTCCTCACTTTCTTTTTCCATGACATGGAACTCCGAGGGGTCCCGGTCTATCGGGTCCTTGATGTAGGGTGCCTTGACGACGATCTCGCAGAGTTTTGCATTCATCGTGTCCAGGCATTCCAGGATGTTCTTGTCGTGCTTTCCCCGGTCCTCGACTCGTGCCGCGAGGACTGCATGGAATTCTGCAGGTGTGCTGTTCCAGAGCTGCTCTGGTGTCATCCTGCAGATCCCATACGCGAGCGGTTCGATCGCGGCGACCCACTCGCCCGCTAGTTTTTTGCGGGGGTGCCTGCCTCACCCTCTGTCTTTTTCCTCTCGGCGTTCGATTTCCGGATGGAGGTCATGGTCATGGATACGGCCATCGCCTCGTTGCATTTCCGGACAATGTCCGCAACGGTGATCCGTTCTTCATCGAGGAGAGTCTCGATAATCTCGCCGATCTTCTTCTCTCCCGCCGGCCACGGCTGCAGGTCCTTGTCTTCATGCCTGAGACCGCCCCATAGGTAGGTCCGGACAACCGAGAAATCGGTAAGGTCCTTGTCAAAAATCCCGGGGGATACCGCCTGCATGTCGGCGATATCGTTGAACGTGAACCGGAGGTGCCGGAGTTTGTCCAGCTGAATCGGAACGGATCGGTCGGTCATGGGTCACCTCACGGGTGTGCAACCGGCCCCTTCTTGCAGATGAGCAGGTATATCTTCGGTGTCTTTGAGGTCTCGAAGAGCACGACCGGGAGGTACATCTTCTTCCCTGCTGCTGGCGCGGTGATGGCACCGGATGCGACACCGGTCGCCACGGAGGTCCCGTTCACATAACAGGTTCCTGCTGTGAAGGTCGGAGTGATCGTGAACGTTGCCGTGTCGCTGTAGAGCTCCACCTCGTAGGCATACACCGCAGCGGCTGCTGCAGGTACCGGCGTGATCGTGTTCGGGGTAGGGGTGTCATCATCGCTGACAACGAAGAACGGCGTGGACAGGCCGGTTGCCGGGGTCTTGATGGTGGTCAGACCCGAAGTCATGGTTACTTCCGCTTCCCAGGTGATCAGTCCTTTTTTGTCCACAGGTTCGGCCATCTTTGAGATGATCGCGGTTCCCTTCCTGCAGGTTCCCGCAAGCGCCCCGTTGGAGGGACGGATGAAGTAGATAGTCCGTTCTGTTTTTGCATCGAAATCCGTTTCGAGTGAGTCGTGGACGGTGGATCCAATATAGTAGATCTTGACGCTGCCCTTCCCGAGAGTGATGGTTCCCGGGCTCTGTGTCTCCTGGCCACCATTCGCCGCAAGGGCGTCATGAGTGGAGTTCTCGATCATGTTCCGGGTCTTATCCGGAATTTTTAGGTCAGGGCATTCCCCAATGTAACCGGTTCCCCAGATTACGTGGTAGCCTGCCGCTGATTCAGCCTGTTCTCCCATGTTTTTTACCTCGTTTTTGATGTGTAGAAATTCCAGACGTATTCCATACGTCCGAGCTCATCTTTTCCCAACGGGGAGGGGCCGGAGGTGGCCGCCTCGATCCGCTGGTAGTACGTGCCATTGATGGTCGTGTTGGTCACTCCATCCAGATCCTTGTAGAGGGTTTCGATGAATGTCCGTGCAGCTCCTGCAGCGTTCTTCCCACCGCGGACCAGGACCTGGACGCTTGGTTTGTCATACTTGTTGGTGTTGGTCCATTCCGGCGCCTGGCCCGCGTATCCGAAGATGCAGATCACGGCGTCCGGGGAAGCGGGCTTCTCGTTGACGAAGATTGTGCCCACGACAACCGGCGGGCCTGCAGCTGGCAGGGTTCCCCGCCCCTTCGCTACCAGGTAGACTGCGATATCCGACTCTGCGGTCATAGGAACCCCTTGAGTGCGTCGGCGATATCCGCAGCAATGGTCGGGGCGATCCGCATGGCGGGGTCCTCCAGATACTTGGCCTTCGCTCCTGGACGGGTATGCCGGTACGTCAGGTCCTCATGCTGCCGGTGTGCGTAGGGTGTGTTGTAGCCGATCTGAAATGATTGGCCGTCGGCACCGTCTTCAACCGTTCCGGTGGACTTGAGAAGACCTCCTTTCATCCTGCCGCGACGCTTGATCCTCTGGGTCTTTGTCAGCTGGATCCCCTTGAAGGTGTACTTGTTGGTGTACCGGGTCTCGTAGGTCATATCGACAGGGACTTCCTTCTGGGATTCTGCAAGGATACGCTCGCAGTTCACTTTCAGCCTGGCCATGGCACGGTCCTCCGCGACGACCAGGATGTGAGAGAGGTTCTCCATCACTTCCTTGGTGCCGGAGAGCTCCACCTTAGCACCGCCAAGGTTCCACCTCTCCATCTGGGCGAGGCCGGCTGTGACATCGGACGAGATCTCGAAGGTCATCAGGTGCTGACCTCCACATAGATCACGTTGCCCTGGTCATCCTGCCCGTCCTCGATCGCCATGATGAGGGGTTGGGTACCATCAGGCAGTGTGATTCGATCCCTTCCGAAGGGGTTGAGGGCTGCTGATACAGTGCCATCCATAAGGATTGAGGCAGTGCTCACGGCCTCGACCCCCTGCATTGTGCGGACAATCTTGATCCGGCGCTGGACCATGGCTTTGTATGCGACACCGGTACCGTACGTGAAATCCCCGTTCACATCCTGGGATACGAACGGCTCGATCGTCACGCTCTGGTTGAGGACCTCATCAAGTTCGCCCATCAGACCTCCTGATCATGGGAAGAACACCCCGAAATCGATCGCACGCCCCGCAACAACTCCAATGAGGGTCAGTACGGAGGCTCCGGCAAGTCCTATGATGGCGTACAGGATGGTTATCTGGAGGTCCCGGACACCTTTGATGTCCTCGCGGATTCCCCGCTGCTGTTCTTTGATTCCTTCAATCTCACAATCGAGAGACTTGAGTTTCTCATTGTAGAGTTCTCCGCGAAGTTTGCATTCTCCTGCGGTCACGTATTCTTCAGCCATTTCGTTCCTCGTCGTTGATATCGTAGGGGATGCTCTGGTCGAGCCCGAGACCGTTCATATTCGCATCGTCGCGGGTGATGCCAGCCGTACTGATCTGATCAACATCGATCTCCGCGCCCCGGACCGCTGCGACCGCTGCCAGGTAGTCGTCCATCCAGGAAGTCAGGCCGCTCGCCAGCTTCTTCGAGTAGGAATATTTCCCAATCGATAAGCTGGTTTTCCCAGTCTGGCCTTTCTTCCGGGCGATCTGGTGACAGATGAGAAGGGCAACGGCCTCGGTGCATTGCTGCAGAGTGAACCCGGGGTCGTCAAGAGTGACCCGGGCTTTTGCCTTGGTAAGGAAGATCCCAAATGTTGTGTCAGTAATCGTGCCTGTGGTCCCGATCGTGTATGTGCTGATGTCCTGGACCTCGGTCTTGACGTTTGCATCAGTGTCGAAGGTCGTCATGGTAACCCCGTCCAGTGCTTCGGTAGTTTCATCCGCTCTTCCATTGGGAGGTCGGAGAAATCTTCCGGGTGTGACTTGCCATCGAGGCATCCGAACTGCGCGAGGTTGCGGGCCTCGGTGTCCGTGAGACTCGTTAGGCTGGCTTCGTTCTCGATAACCTTTTTTGACGCTGAGACAATTGCCTGCAGGATGCGTGGGCGATAGAAGATGTCCTCTTTCAGCATGAAGAGACCTATGTCCCTGCAGTCCGAGAGGATCTTCTGCTTCCGGTCCTTGTCAGAATCCTGAATCTGTTCCTCGATTGCATCGGTAATAATCTGGTTCAGCAGCTGCAGCCGCGGGTCATCGAAAACAAAGGCTTCCTTGTCATACCGCGGGATCCCGCTATCATGGACCCACCGGATCATCGAAACGATCCGGCCCTTGATCACATCCTGGAAGAATTTTCCCAGGGGGTGAGAATAACAGTTGTAGAGGAAATGGTCCCGGCTGTCGTTACCGATCCATGATGGCTTCGGCTCGTTCGCCGGGTCCCATCGCCGGGTTGTGCCGTCCGGCATCACGAAGTTGAGGGGCTGCGGGATGGCGTCTGCCATTGCTCACCGCTTCTTCTTTCCGGTATCGGTCTTTTCGGTCTCCTCTGGAGGGGTCTCTGTCTGCGGCTTGGCGCGGGGTTCCTCCGCCGAAACGGGTTTAGCGATTCCACCGAGGACGTACTGTTCAGCGGTCTTCTCATCGACCTCAAAAACCTCCCCTTCCTTAATGGGGGGACGTTCCGATTCTTTGAGGAAGAGCCGCTGGACCTTGCAAATTAATTTGGTCATGAGGGATCTACCTCACAGACCAGAGATTTTGCTGACCGCGATATCGGTACCGGTGCCGGACGAGCTCTGGTGCTTGAACCGGAGACCAATGCGGGTGATGAGCCTGACCCCGATGTCGGACGTCTTGCTGTTGTCCTTGAAGTAGACGTCATGCATGGGCGGGACCGTCTCCACGATATCGAAGAACTTGCGGTTGACATCGAGCGGGGCCGGGAACACGAGGCCATAGTTGGCCGTGACACGGCTGTTCTTGACAACACGCCCGCCGGAGCCGAGCGCCTTGAGGACTTCGGACATTTCGACGACGCCGGAGTTGATCTGCGATGCGGACTCGGCATAGTTCGCCGGGTTCAGTGCACAGACCCATCCCGGGGAATAGATGCCTGCGGTTTCGAGGTTGGCGATCGCGGTGTTGACCGAGATCAGCAGGTTGCCGAACGTGCTGGTGACGGCGCCGGTTGTTGCGGTGCCTGCAACCTGGTAGAGACCCTTGATATCGTAGACCGTGCCGTCGCCAACGTATCCCTGATAGATCAGGTCGTCGATGACAGCCTGGACGTTGCCCATCATGTCGAGGGCAATATCGCTGCTGATGGGGATGCCGTTCTCGACATATGCTTCCCAGTCGGTCCGCTTGATGGTTGCATCATCCTGGATGACTGCAATCTTAGTGTCGAAGCCGTCCAGGTCTACGCCATCACCTGCGGTTTTCATGATCTCGAAGCCGATCTTGGCACCGGACCGGGTCTTATACCCGGCGATACGGACCGAAGATTTGCCGAGCCCGCGGTAATCGGTGTTCAGAGGCAGGAGCGACATGCCGCTCGGAGTTTCGCGCAGGACCGGGACAATGGATTTGTCGAACTGGCGCTGTAGGAGGTAGAGTTCGTTTGACATGATTATACCCACTCCATCCAGCAAGCGGTAGTACCGCTGGAAGTGAGTCCTTCAATTGCAGACGCAAAGTAAGCGTCCGTCACTGCGGTCACCGGTGTGAAGAGACCGTCAGCTGCTACCTTGAGCTTGGTGCCGGGGACAACCGTCTGCCCGGTCGCGAGTCGTCCACGGAACCGCATGCCCGGAGTGTTGTGGATTGCCACATGATCCCCGAGGGCATATGCTGTGTCCCTGGTTGCCGGCTTGAATGCCAGCGGCGAGGCCTCATAACCGAGAATCCCGAGCGGGGCCGCGGTGTTACCGGAGACGTCCTGTGCTCCGCATTCCTTGACTTCATTGTCGTTGGTATCGAAACACACAACCGTGCCCGGGATCATCTTGGCTGCAGTTGCATTCGCACCCACAATCCCGAACATCGGGCCGAGGAGATCTCCCTGGACGACATCGAGCAGGGGTTTCCGGAAGAGCTTGTCGGATGCCATTACTGTGCACCTCCTTCAAACTCCCCGGTCTTCGGGTTCAGCTTGCCTCGGGCAGCCCCTACATCGAAGGGTGTGGTCTCGTCATCGAGATTCCCTACCGCTGCAGCTCCCTGTGCGGGTTTTGCCTTGACGGTCTGGAGGTTGCCGACATGGGCCATGAGCCACCTTGCGGGGTTCGCATCGTAGGCTGCACGCTCGACGGCTTCCTTCTCCTTGTGGAAAAGGCCCGGCTGGTGGAGGTTCTTGACTTCCTGCCATTCGGCATCCTTCGCCTTTGTTGCCTGCTCTGCCATGAGGTTGTCCAGGGCCGTCTTTGCGGTCTTCAGGGCCTCGTTCTCTGTCTTCAGAGCGGTAATCTGTGCATCCTTCGCTGCCGATTCTGCCGTGAGATTGTCCACGGTCTTCTGCAGCGGGTTTTCCTTGTGGAGGCCGACCAGGTCCTTGACGGACTGGGTGAGCCCCTTGACGTCATCGTCTGCCATGTTGTTCTCCGATAAGTTGTTCACGCGAGCCCCGAGATCGTTCGGGGTTGCGGGGGATCCTGAAACGGTCTTCTCGTTGCGATGGAAATACAGGACGTGGTTCGGCCGGGCCTTCCCGGCGATTGAACCTTCCGGTAAGATCATTGCATCCAGGCCCGTGGAGATTGACAGTACACCCTCGCGGGCGTACTTGTCAACTTCCGGGTCGGTGAAAACCGCTTTCGAGGATAGCCGTGGTTCTCCGGATCCTACGATCACCCTTGTGTTTTCGTGGTGACCGGCGATCCGGAACCCAAGCCGCCGCGCCTCACCATGAGGATCACGGGCGAATGCAGCATGGTCGACGTGCTGAATCGGCACGCCTTTAGGCACATAGACCGCGAGGGCCTTGTCCCAATCGCTTTCCGTCCCGGCAAAATTGTCGATTGCGTACTTCAGTTTGCCTGAAGCAGTGCCGGGATAGGGCAGGTTGATGTCGAGCCTCTGGAGGTCTACATCATGCGACGAATGAGAAAAGGTGCCTTCGTTGTCAATTGGGCTGGTAATGTCGCTGCTTTCAGGCATTGTACATATTGGCGTTCGAGTCCCTTTTATATAACCACGAATTCGCAAACGGAGTGATTATTACGGGTATTTTGCTTAAAAGAGTGGTGATTTCTGGTTCTTCTCTATCTTTTTTTGCAATTTCCGGTACTCTTCGGTCTGCCGGAACAGGTACACGCATATGCGGGATCGCTTGCCATTATTGATTTTTTTATAGAGTTGCCGGAGACTTCGAGCAACTTCCCCATGCGAGAGCTCGGGAAACTGTGCAATATACAATTTCTCCTTATCACCAAGGGGGACCTCGAACATCAGTCACCTCCGGGTGTGCCGGCAATAATGGGCTCCAGCCAACAGTGACAGTTGTAATCGTTCAGCATCGCCTGTATATCAGGATCATCGATCTCCACGACTCGGCCATTCATGGCCTGATGCTCGGGCCGCGGGTCCAGCTGCGGATCAAGGTGGTGGAAGATGGCCTGCCGGATACCCTCGTCCGACCATCTCTGCTTCGTTCCATCGTTCAGCAGCCGTCGGGTTTCCTGGTATGCGACCAGAGCGCTGTTGTGCTCGCCCTGGACAAAGACCTGATCGAGGTCCTTGCGGAGATCCCGCAATGGCTTTCCGGATTCGATGCCTTTTGTCACGATATCTGTGACAGCCTGCCGATCCGTTGCGATCATGTCGTCGAGCCATGGTTTGAACTCACCATTGATCATGGACCCGCCTTTGTTGACAAGGAGGTCCCGATATTCCCGGGCCTTTCGGATCGCGTATGAGTTGACGAGATTGAAATTGAAGCTGGCCCCTACGCCCGATGCGGCATATTCCTGCCCTTCGATACTCGACATGACGGCCCCTTCGGTCAGGGCCTTGATCGTGTCGGTCTTCAGGGACTCCGCTGCGAATGAGATGATGTGGTCAAGTGCTTCCGGTGGTGGGACCACGTTATGCCTCTTTCATCGGGTATGTTTTCTCAAGGCCGTCCAGGATTTCCGTTGCGAACTTCTTTCGGGCCGCGATGAGCGAGGCCTCGGTCTCACGGAAGGCCTGCGTTGATTCGGTGTGAAGCGGTCGCTGCTGCAGGTTGCCGATCGGACTGCCCGGGGGATTGCCGTCAGGTTCCTGGGACTGCTGCCCTCCGAATCCTCCGAACTGAATTGGCGCCGGCTTGCGGGCGGTAAATTCTGCATCCATCTTGGCCTCTTCTTCAGGAGTGAGTTCCGGCAGGTCCAGGTTCGGGTATTTCTGCCGGGCCTCGGCACGGGAGATCTGGCCGTTCTTGTTGGCCTCGGTGATCTCGGCAAGGGTTTGCGTGTCGTCCTGTGTCTCCGGGCGCGGGTACCGGACTTCTGCAGAATACCCGACATACCCATTTACATCAAGCCATATCTGTAGGGCTTTTTCTCCGAGACCGCTTTCCAGCTGGGATAGGGTCGAAACGGTCCTCTTGTTCACCAGGCTTGTAGCCCCGCTGTCAGATCCTCCGATCGAGTTGCCGTCTTTCTTCACAAACGTGGCGGGGTTGTAGAACCCATCGACCAGTTTCTTGAGCCAGGCGAGCCGTTCCTCTGCGGTGGTTGATTCTACCAGGTGTGGATCCACCGGCATCATGTCTTTCGTGAGAAGGAACCCCGTGTCCTTGCCCCACTTCTGGACAACGTTCTTCGCATACTCCTCGATCTTTGTGGTCAGGGCACTGGTGATCTGCAGCATCAGGATCGGCGATGCGATCCGGTTCATCTTCTGGTTCCATGCCTTATCCGCATAATTGTAGTTGGTGATGAGGTTGATTATCGGGAGACATCCCGGCTTTCCTGATGGTTTTGGCGTGGTCGGGTCCCGCACAATGATGATGCTCGGGAACGGGCCGTCCGAGTCCGGGATCTCTACGGGTCGCGACCGGTCGTCCTTTGTCTGGAACACCCGGGTCTTCCCTGTCACCGGGTCGATCACGATGCCCGGCATGATGTCGTTGTAGACGTCCACGAAACCTGCGGGGAGTTCGCGGAAGCTGTTCCATGGAAGGTTGCGGAGCTCGATCGGGCATACCCCGGCTACACCGTCAATCGTGCCCCACCCGGGCGACCAGACCGAGCACCCGCCCAGCTCCTGGTCCATGTAGGCCAGTATGTGCGCCGGGTAGAAGTCGCAGACCTTGGCGATCTGCTGACCCTGCCTGCTCAGCTCGTCATCGATGTTGCCATCCGGATCCTTGATGGTGACCCAGGGGGCCGGGTGATCCTCATACGTGGTGAAGATCAGGTCCTTGCAATTCTTCAGTGGCTCCGCAAGCAGGGCATTCTCGGAATAGTCTTCTATGAGCTTGGTGTCAGTCTTCGGCACGACCCATTTGAGGCCGCCGCTGGTATAGACGTCGCTGCCTTCTGCTTCCTGTTTCACCGTTGCCTTCCGGTCTGCGGGTGGCGATACGTTGTCAATCTGCTGTCTTTTTCTTCGGTTTCTGCTCATGATGTTTCTCCACGAATTACGCCCGGTTTGGCGAAATCCCCGGGACATTTTGCCCGGATTGTCTGTTCATCGAAATCTCCTTTCATCTTCAATCTTGATCCCTCCGAAGGTTGCGATCTCTACTGGGATCTCCTCTCCTGGCGCATCCTTGCTGTGGGTGTAGAGTCCGTACCGGATCCCGTCCATTGCGTGATCGCGGAATTTTACGGGTTCATCCAGGACCTGCTCGCCTTTCTTGCGGTAGGAGTATGCCGGGATCTCGTTCAGGGTGTTGACGCTTGCCGGGTCGATATGCAGCCGGTGGCGCTTCACATAGTCGATCCCGTCTTTGACGCTCTTGTCGGCGGGGATTGCATTATATCCCGCTTCATTCAATTCCTCAATCCGGGCGGGTTCGGCGGAGTCACAGTAGTAGGGCAGGCCCTTGTCGAGGTTGAGGTTGTTCATCCGGTCGATCAGCTGGCCATTCGTCAGACGGGACTCGTAGATCATTTCCCTGATGTACGGGACCTGGTCCCGCAGGCAGATCTCCATGAGAGCCGAGGGGTTGTTGAACCCGAAATCCAGCCCATAGAAGAGGTCGTCGGATTTCTTGATGGGGCAAGGGAAGGGAGTGGTCGTATAATTCCGATAGATGGTATGCTCCAGGACGCCCGGTTCGCCGAGGGTGTAAATGCGGTAGAAGTTCTCGTCCTGATCGATGAGCGCTTCGAGCTGGTCCCGATACGCCTGCGGCAGGAACGGGTTGTCCCAGTGAGTGGAGTGGATGATCGCGGTCTTCTCGGGCTTTGCCGGGATGACGTGTTTCTGCCAGATCCAGTGGTTGATGTCGACCGGGTTGAAGGTCATTATCAGTTTGTTCCGGTACTCTGTGGTGTTCGGGCGCCGGATCGTGTTCTTGATGAAGAAGAAGTCCTCTTCGGTGAACTCGGTGATCTCCTCCGCATAGACGACGTTGTAGGATGCTGACTTGATCTTCTGCGGGTCGTCTATCGGGGTGAACCGCATGACGTTGCCGTTGGCAGCCTCGATCTCTTTGTCGGTCTTGTTCAGAGTGAAATCCCGGCCCTCGACATAATTGAAATCAGAAAGGGTGTTGCGGACCATCTTCCAGGTTGTCGCCTTTAGTGAGGGGCCGGTCTTGCGAGTGACCATGAATTCAAGGTCCGGGATCGTGAAGAAGACGGTGACGAGGTGCTGGCAGGTTGTGTGACTCTTGCTGCCGCCGCTGCCGCCGTATAGTATTTCTTCTTCCTTATCGGCGTTCTCTTCGAAGAAGTCCCAGAACTTCCGGATTATATTGACCGGTTCGTTATTTTCTGTCAGGGGGCTTCACCCCCTCGACGAGTGTGTATTCGTGGGTTACCTTGATGGGCAGCCCGTCCTTCCCTGTGACCTCATGTTCCTGCTTGCCGGGCCAGTTCTCTGGATCGCGCTTGTTGAGCCAGAAGATACAGGCGGTGGGGTTTGGGGGAACGTATTTCGTCGTGACTTCGGTCTTCGGTGTACCGTAAGTATCGACGGTCTTCTTCCGCTCTTTATATTTGAACCCGGTCGCCACTTTGTAGAGACCTTTTTCCACCTTGGCGTTCGCAATGCCTTTTCCTTCCTTAAGCGAGCTTAGAAAGTCCGGATGGGCGTTTTTCCATGCGGCGAGTGTTCCTGTGGAGATTCTGAGTTTGGCCGCGATCTCTTTGTCCACCATTCCCTTGATCGCAAGGGTCCATGCAGCGAGAGGGTGGTAATCCGGGTCGTATTTGGTCTGCCTTCCCATTTTTGCCCGGGGTTTTTTGGCCGGATTCTTTTTCACAGCCACGCCTCCTTCCTGAGCTCGCCAAGGTCCGGCCGGTCCACCAGGGCCCGTATCCGGTCCGCAGCAGCCTGCAGCATGAGGTCCTCGATCTCGTGGTCGATGCAGACGACTTTGTCCTGGGCCTGGAGGATTGCCAGCCAGATGTTGAGCCGGGTGTCTTCCAGCTTGCGGACTCGTTTCATGCCGCGGGAATCTGCCAGCGTGGGGCCCTGCTGATTCATCCCCACAACCCCATCGAGGACCCGACCAGGACGACCAGGAGCGCCAGCGAGATGAGACCGGCAAAGACCTGGACGACTGCGATTTTCTCGAGTAATGAAAGCCGGCGCCAGGTGCTCGGGCGGGCTACCGTGCGGAGTCGGATGTTGGGTTCGGTCATTTGATGCAGCCCGGCGGGGGTTGGACCCGCTTTTCCCTCTTCGGACGGACTGTTGATGGTCCCTGCCTGGCACGGTCAATTATCCCGGATGAGAGGGCTCGTGGACTTCGTACCTGGTGCTGCTGCTGGCATTGTTTTATATGGGCTGTACCCGTGCCGGCAGGGTGATTCCCGGCTGTCGGTTCTGGAGGCCGGCAATCGGGCGGTGTTTGAAGATCCCCGCAGGCAGCAGCGGTGGTGGATGGTGGATGGCTGCTGCCGTTGGGGGAATGCCCTCGCACGGTTCTGAACCGCCTGTGGTGCTCCAACGAGCAGGGGGCGCACTGTTCATTAAGTTACACATAAGAAATCTCCGATTTTTTTCAGAGTGCTACAATATACCTCAAAAGCTTCGATTTCGGATTCGTACGAACCCAGATAAACCGGTGATCCCTCTATTAGGATGTTGGCCTTCCATTTACCTCGGGATTTTTGGTAGCTGACTCCGGGATAAATACTACTTTTTTTTATGTGGAGGTTCTGCGCATTCTGACGCTTTGTAACAAAACGGAGATTGGATCTTTGATTGTTTAACCCGTCTCCGTCAATATGATCAATTATTTTTCCTAGGGGTGGGTTTCCCATAATGGCAGAGTGTATGTACTGAGTTAAACGCCCCGTTTCTGCAGAAGTGTGACGTTTTGCATAGTACGTATGCACTCCTTTTTCCATGTGCCACTTAACCTGACTAAGGATAGGATAGTCTTCATCATCGACGATTGCGACCTTACCTTTAGCAAGTTGAATTGTTTTCATACTGCGATACCGACCAGGGGGAGGATGAATTTCACGACGGCACCGACACTGATCCCGCCAGCTGCGAAGATGCCGAGGAGGGTCTTAAGGTCCGGCGTGGCATCATCCAGTTTGCGGGCCATCCTTCCGGCAATGAGACCGGTCATAAAGTAGTGGCTGTCGTTGTCCGCGTTCGGGCCGTTCGCCCAGAACTCCGGGACCGGGGGCATGTTGCTCGACGAGGTGACGTACAGATACGCGATATACGCCCCGGCCTGCAGTGCGTGGACTTCCGATGAGCAGTCGGCAATACCGGTGATGCCGGTGAGCTTGGCGACGAGCTCGGTGATCCTGTTCGGCATATCCGCGTGACCCTGGCCGTTGTCCGGGTCCTTGGCGTTCGGGCCGTAGTACTGCGGGAGCAGGGTGACCCAGTACTGATCAACCACGGTTGAACACCCCCCGGACGATGCCCCGGAGCCAGTAGCGGAACCGGTCGTATAAATGGCGGACGGCGTGGAAGGTGCCGCCGTTACGGAGATGATCTGCGCTGCGGTAGGGGGAGCAGGCCATGAGACCGTCACCCCTTCACGAAAGGGACGTACTGCGCCTCGATCTCGGCTTTGGCGATGTGGACAGCAACGCCATCCCTGACGATCATGCCATCGCCATTCGGCAAGAGGAGGATATCGACCGTGGCAGGGCTCTTTGGCTGGTAGAGGACCATGGTCAAATCACTCCTGCGGGAGGTCGTATGGCGGAAGGTTCGATGAGAAGATCTCGAACTCGAACTCTTTGGTCACGCCTCCGGCTTCCGGTGAGAAGTCGCGGGGGCCGAGGATCTGCTTGACCGAATACCCTTCGTAGGTGATCTCGGTCTCTGCCGGGACTTCCATGGTCGAAGTCTCGATCTTGTCTTCGTACCCGGTGATGATGCTCTGGCCCTGGCATCCGACCCCATAGACCGGGACCTTCGTGGTGATGGTGGTGGTCACGGTCTTCGTCGCGCCATCCTTGGGGACGACGATGGTCATATGCATCTGCGTGAGCGGGGCCTGCCGTGGTGCGACACTGACTTTGACCTTGTGTTTTCCGAGTGCGGAATACTGTTCTCCTGCATTCGGGGCCTTGAAGGTGCCGAACCAGGTGCCGCGGTCGGTCTGCTTCGGGTCATCGGTGACGAACGACATGGGCCGGGCGCTCTGCGGGTCCTCCATCGTGTACCCGTCATACTCGATGTCGATGATGACTGATTTCGGGTCGAGGCCCTTGTATGCACCGGTCATCTGGAGACCGTAGACCATGTTCGTGAGCTGGAAGATGTCCCGCCGAATTTTTACGAGCGGGTTGAGATCTCCCCCTGCACCGGACTTTCCTGATTTGAAAAGCCCGACTGGGATTGCAATTTGCGGTTGTGTCATGACAAAACTCCTCCCCGGACGAGCCGTGGAGTGTTATGAAAAGAAGGTGCACGAATAGCGGGGATTAAAAGGGCGAACCTGCTGGAAGTGCCTGAACTGCCAGAAGTGCCAAAACTGTTAATCAGATGCGGAGCGGGCCGGGTGGGTTACCCTGAACCATTTCCGCATCTCCCGGCAGGTCTTGCAGGTCCGGGCATCTTCTGGATCCCACTTTTCGAGATCTGGGATTTTGGCGTTCATGTTTTTGTCGAATTGTTTCATCCGTCCACACAGGCTCTCGCATTTGCCATTGTCCGAGCGCATTACGAAGAAATGGACCTGGGTGCCTTTCCGGTTCGTGCCCCACCGGCCTGGTATCGGCTTTTCTTCCGTCAATTCAACACTCTCCTGAGGTAGTATTCCGTTGCTGGCTGGTCCTCTGTCCCGTTGCTGGTGAGGAGGAGCCGGGTCCGCTCGGGGGATTTCTCGAACGCTTCCTGGATGAGTTGCCGGACCAGCGGGAAGTTCCGGATCGGGACCGGGC